ACAACTACTTTAGGTAGAGCTGGTTTTTCAGCAGCATCGCTAGGTGTTATGACTGCTGGTCAACAAATAGGTGACATGAATTACCAGGAACAAATATTACTAGGTATGGACATAAAAAAATATGGCGAAGACTTAGAATATAATAATAAAAACTGGTCTGATATGGAAAAGTTTTTAATAGGTAGCGGTTATGGTTTTGCTGAAGGAGGCTTGGGTACTATGCCTACAGCTTTATTAATGAGCAGAGGTTTTAAACTAATGAAAGAAGCTGGTAGAAAAGGAATCTTTGATTTAAATATAAAAAATGTTTTTAAAGAAGGTGGTTTAGGAATTGCTGGAGAAGTGCCAACAGAAGGTTTAACTCAGGTTACTCAAAATGGCATATTGATAGCTGCGGGTGATGATCAAGTTGATCTTTTTGACAATGTTGATCATGCTACGTTTTCCGGTGGATTTTTTGGTTTTGCTTTAGGTGGTGGATCTGTTGCTATGGGTATGGCTATGCAAAAGTTTATGCCTAATGAGCTTAATAAAGATATGGAGCAACGTTTCAACAGGTTAAATGATTTAAAAGGTCAATATGTTAAGTTATTTAATGAAGGTAAAAGAGGAGATGCGTTGAATGAAATAAAGCAAGAGATTTTAAACGAAAGAGATGGTATAAATAATCAAATGATTAAGTTTAACGAGCGTGTTAAAGATGTGTTAGGTGATAAAAGAGTATATCAAGATTTTATAGATCTTTCAAAAACAAAATCTGAAATAAGAGCTAAAGCACGTAGAATAGCTAAAGATCCAGATATTGATCCTAAAGTTAAACAAGATTTAATAGACAAACTAGCTATACAGTATCAACAAGCTGAGGGCATTTTAAATCAAATGTTAGGTGAAAATAATCCTAACAGATATTTAGCATTAAAAGTTAAAGATCCTGAAAGGTATGATAGAATACAAGAAAAAGCTAAACTTAATCTAAATAAGCAAGGTATTGATATAACAGATAAAAAATTAGCTTCAGAAGCTTACGATTTATACCTTAGAGAAGAAGTTAATTTAGATATAAAAAATACAACAAAATTAATTAAAGAACTTGATTTAAAAGATAAAGTTAATTATACATTTTGGAATACAGAAACCGCTGCTAAGCAAGAAGCCGCGGAAAAACTAGCAAAAGGTAATTTAACTGATGGACAAAAAGGATTTTACATGCAAATATTAGCTGCTAGACCTGGTTCATTAAATGGTGTATCTGCTAAAGACGGTAATATTGTTGACGGAAAATTTATACCTAATGGTAAATACTTACTAGCTGGTGTTGTAGATACAATGGTTAACAACGAGAGAACACGTACAGCGATGCATGAGTTAGATCACGTTATAATGTGGAACGCGCTTTTAGATCCAGAAAAAAAAGGAACACGTGATTACAAATGGAAACCTATGGCTGACGCTATACAAGCTTACTTAAAAGAACACAACCCATCCTTGTATAATAAAATGTTTGTTTTAGGTGGATCACAAGGTGTTGCTTTAGGCAAAGATGGTAAACCAGATCCTATGGAAGTTGTAATAAACTTTATGGAAAGAATAGATGAAGTTGATTTAAATAACAATGGTCAAGCTGGTAATTTATTTTCTTATTGGTTTGGTCAAGAAACTAACAAAGTATTAGGCAAAGATATAAATTGGAAAAATACAAATGACGTAGTTACTTTTATAAAAGAAATGGCTACTAAAATTAAAAGTGGTGAGTTTACAAGACAAGATTTAGAAAAGTTTAGAAAAAGTGAAATAATTGAAAAATACAGTGTAGATAAAAAAGATATTGATAAAGCAGCTAATTCAGAGTCGCAAGCTTTTGATCTTGTAGAGCAATTGTGGGATAAAGACACGTGGAATAATTTAACTGAAGAGCAAAAAATAGGTGTTGCTCAAACAGCTGGTTTATATTTAGAAAACTATTTAAAGAAAAGAATAGGTAATATAGTTTCTACAGAAGAAGGACAAGATGAAAAAAGAGAAATAGAACTTTTAGCTTTAGTAAATAAATTTACAGGGCTTGATACTAGAAAAGAAGATATAAAAGATTCTTTTGCTTATAAAAGAGGTTTGATAAATTTAATAGCTGGTAAACCAGGTAAGAAAAGTGGGTTTGATCCATCAAAAAATGATTCAATGATGGCTTGGGTTAACACAGAGTTGGGTAACAGATTATTAGAGGTTGCTCAAGGTTCTGGTAAGTTTGGTAGATTTGAAAAAGATATAGATGCTAAAAGTTCAGATGGAGCACCTGCTTTTCAAGTTGCTTCTACAGATTTAAGTCCAGATGCGATGCAGTTAACTTCAGAGGAGTTTAACAAAACTAGGCAAATACTAGAAATATCTGAGACTAATCCTATATACGACAAAACACTAAAAGTAAACACAGATGCTTTTCTTAACCTAAAAGATACTAAAGGTAAAACTAAAGGTAAAACAGTTCAAGAGCTTCTTACTATCAATCCTAGAAGAGCTAGAACCGTTATGCAAGAGTTTGCTGCTAAAAATCTTAGAGCAGATGTTACAAGTATTATTGGTGCTCAAAAATCACAAAAGTTTAAAGACTTTATAAGAGATGAACAAAAGTTACAAACTTTAATAAATTTAGTAGCTGTAAAACACAGATCAAGTTTTCCTTTCTTTAGCAACGCAGAAGGCACAATGAATGTTGAACAAGCTAAAGCTAACATAAGAAGTGATCAAGGTTCTTTTGTATCAGATGTAAAAGCTGGTAATACAATATGGACACCAATACAATTAGCAGACATGTCTAAGTCTGAAAAGGTAAACTTTATAAACGAGGTTGAAAAAGCTTTTGTAGATGGTTTAGTTACTAAAAAGTTTGCAAAAGATGGTACTGTAGAATACAACGGTAGAGAAACCGTACATAAATCATTAAAAGATGCTTTAGCAAATGAACTAATGTTAGATGCTACTTTTACAGCAATGAAACTTTCACCTGACTTTAATACTAGGTTTGAAGGTAATTTAAGTATTATAGCAGAGAATATAAAAAGAGATCCAAATGTTGCTTTTTCTGAATCTTATACTAATGCTGTTTATGACGGCAGTGTTAAAAAACTAGCTGATGCAGTTATGAAAAAAGGGTACGACTCTGTTTATGATTATAAAGGTAATCTAAAAGATGACTATAAATCTTTTTCAGATGCAGCCGCTGAAATAGTAAAATCAGCCCACGAACTAGCTATAATACCTGATGGTAAAGTAGCCCAATTTATGACTGAGTTTAAACGAAGTGGAATATTTCCTAAAAGTTTAAAGAAAGCTTTTGAGCAGGCTTTAACTAGCAAAAGACCTTTAAAAGAAAGAATGAAGTACGCTATTCAAGCTGAAATTTTAGCTAAAGAACTAGGTGGTCAAGTTATAAAAGTAATGACACCTAATAATGATATAGTGTTACTAGGGTTTTTTAATAGAGCATTAGACCCAGCTTCTAAAAAAATAGCAAATGTCAAAGAAAGAAAAGATATTCAAGCTCAAAACAAAATAAGAAAACAAGAAGGAAAAGAGTTACTACCTTTACCTAAAATAATATATGAAGGTACTGGTGATTTTTATAAATTTCAAAACGGTTTAAAACAGGATTTAAAATCTATAACATCTGATATACCTTTAGATAAAAATGGTAAACCAATTATAGATCTTAGTAAAGTTAGATTAATGAACACTAAGATACCTAAAGGTTTATTTGCTAGAATAAATACATTGTTAAATAATCCTGAACTTAACGCTGAGCAAAAAAGAGAGATATATGAAAGAGATTTTTTACAAGAAGTAAAAGATGCTAACATAAATAACAAACTTTTATTTAAATATATAGTTAGAAAGCTTGTAGATAGTAAAATGAGTGATTTATCTAAATTACAATTATTACAATTTCAAACATCTGCTGCTGAAGGTTTAAGAGCTTTAACAGGTTTAAAATATATAACATTTACAGACACACCTATAGGTACGTTAAAAGGTGAGCATTTAGCTGATAACGCTGGTAGCATGATGGAAATAGCTAAATTATTATTTGAAAGTAAAAAGCTAACAGATCAAGAAATAAACAATAGAATAGATGAAATAGCTGAGTATCACGATCAATGGTTAGAAAATAGAGCTATACTAGATAAATTAGTTGATGCTTTTGATACTAATAATCCATTTAAAGATCTTAGAATATTAACAACAAAACCAATAGGTAGATTAGGTAATATATTTGCTTTTGATTTAAGACCAGCAGAAACTTTAATAAAACAAAGGGAAAATGACATTAGAGTAAAACAAGAGATTAGTAAATCTAAAAAAGCTACAGGTATATTAGAAATGGCTAATAGTTTATCTGCACCTGCAAAAGGTATAAGTGTATTTGATTTTGACGATACATTGGCAAAATCTAATAGTAAAGTAGGTGTTACTATGCCTGATGGCACAACTAGAAAAATTAATGCAACTGAGTTTGCTTTAGAATCTGCTGATTTAGAAGCGGCTGGTGCTAAGTTTGATTTTAGTGAGTTTAGCAAGGTTGTTGACGGTGAAAAAGGTCCGTTAGCTGATCTTGCTTTAAAAAGACAAAATAAATTTGGATCTGGTGATATATTTGTTTTAACAGCTAGACCACAAGAAGCTGCATATGCTATACACGCGTTTTTAAAAGGCATAGGTCTAAACATACCTATAGATAATATAACTGGCTTAGAAGACGGTAGACCAGAGGCTAAAGCTGATTGGATAATAGATAAAGTAAATCAAGGTTACAATAACTTTTATTTTGCTGATGATGCTATTAAAAACATAAAAGCAGTAAAAGATGCTTTAAAAGATGTTGATGTCAAAGGTAGAGTTGAACTAGCGTTTAGCAAGTCAGAATTAGAAATAAAAATAAACGAAATAATAGAACACCAGAGTGGCGTAAACAAAGATGCTACATATTCTAAAATAGTAGCTGAAAGAAAAGGTATGAACAAAGATAAGTATACTATGTTTTTACCTCCATCTGCAGAAGATTTTGAAGGTTTGTTATACTACTTAGCTGGTAAAGGTGAACAAGGTAGTAAAGATTTAGCTTGGCTACAAGACAACTTATTTAAACCTTACTTAAAAGCTGTTGACGCTATTAATATAGCTAAAACATCTATAGTAACTAACTTTAGAAACTTAAACAAACAATACAAAGGTATCGGTAAGAAGTTAACAACATTAATGCCAGATGGCAACTTAACTTATGATCAAGGTATTAGAATATACATATGGAATAAACAAGGTCAAGAAATACCTGGTATATCTAAAAGAGATTTAAATGGTGTTTTAAAAGAAATAAATAAAGATCCAAGGTTAAAAGAATACGCTGATCAAATACAAATAGTAGGTGGTAATATAGATGGTGTTTATGCTCCGGCTAAAGATGGTTGGCAAATAGGTAGTATATTAGGTGATCTTGATAATTTATCTAATAAGGTAGGTAGAAAGTCATTTTTAAAAGACTGGATAGCAACAAAAGATGCTGTTTTTACTCCTGATGTTTTAACTAAAATAGAAGCTATTTATGGTACTAGATACGTTGAAGCTTTAAAGGATATATTGTGGAGAATGGAAAATGGTACTAACAGACCTAGTGGTGCTAATAGAGCTACAAACAGTTGGTTAAATTGGATAAACAACTCTGTAGGTACTATAATGTTCTTTAACAGAAGATCAGCATTGTTACAAGGTATATCGTTTATCAACTTTATAAACTGGAACGATAACAACATGTTAAAAGCAGGTTTAGCATATGCTAACCAACCTCAGTTCTGGAAAGACTTTGCTATGATATGGAATTCACCTAAACTAAAACAAAGACGTAGAGGTTTAAAAACAGATTTACAATGGCAAGAAATAGCTAATGCTGCTAAAAACTCTAAAGACAAGTTTAATGCCGCTGTATCTTGGTTGTTACAAGTAGGTTTTACACCTACACAACTTATGGATAATTTTGCTATTGCAGCGGGTGGTGCTCCTTTTTATAGAAATAGAGTTAAGACTTATGTTAAAGAAGGTATGACATTAAAAGAAGCTGAAGCAAAAGCATTTGATGATTTTTCTGAAATAGCTGAAAAGACACAGCAATCAGGTGATCCGGCCTTAGTATCTTCAGAACAAGCTAGTCAACTAGGTCGTTTGGTATTAGCCTTTCAAAACGTTACACAACAGATGACTAGGTTAATGAAGAAATCAGGTACAATGCTAGTTAAAAGGCAAAAGTACCCTGGTCAAACTCAGTTTCAAAGTGATATGACAAACGTTAGTAAAATAATATACTACGGAGCTATACAAAACTTTATATTTACGTTTTTACAAAATGCCATGTTTGGTTTACTACCAGGTTTCGAAGGTGATGAAGTCGATGACTATGAAAAGCAAATGATGAAAGAAAGTGAAAAAAGAGCTAGACAAGCTAATAACATGGTAGATACTTTATTAAGAGGATCTGGTTTAAAAGGTGCTGTATTATCTACCTTAAAAAATGTTATTATGCAATATCAAAAGCAAGAAGAAAAAGGTTTTAGAGCTGATCATGCATATACTTTAATTGAGCTAGCTAATATATCACCACCAATAGGTTCTAAAGCTAGAAAACTCTATGGTGCACATCAAACTAAAAAGTTTAATCCAGATCTTTTAAAAGATAGAGGATTTGAAGTTTCAGCTGATGGTAGATTAAATTTAGCGCCTGCTTATGAAATAATAGGTAACTTAGCATCTGCTACATTAAACTTACCTCTAGATAGAGTTGTAAATGAAATCGAGTCTCTTGTAGAAGCTACTGATAATAGAAATGCAGCTTGGCAAAGAATAGCTTTAGCATTAGGTTGGAGAACTTGGGATGTAGGTGCTAAAAATGAAGAAGAAGATTTAATAAAAATAATCACCAAAGAATACAAGAAAGAATTAAAAAAATTAGAAAAGAAAACTAAATCTAAAAAATCTGATGCAGATTTACTAGACTTGCTTTAAATTAAGCGTTAAACAAGTAATGATATTAAGATAAACCCTCACTATGAAAAAACTCGTTATATTACTATGTGTATTCATAGGCTCTACCGCCTTTGCACAAGAAAAGAAAAGCAACTTTTTTAAAGAAGTCTATAATGATTTCTTAAAATACGGTACAGTATATGTGGCCGGAGATGTTAACAACCCTCAAACAGAAGTAAAAGAATACTTTGTTAGAACAGATCCTCAAGATTTTTATGGTATACCAGATGTTATAGACGAAACAACGTATCACCCTTACGATTATAGATTTGGTTTTGGTATACGTAAACTAGCTAGATTTGGTTACGAAAGTAAACCAGGTAACTTTTGGACAGGTGATGCAGACATTGAAAAACAAACAGCTTTATCAGCACCAACATCAGCTGTTAAAGGTTTAGAGTATTTGTTGCATTGGGAAAAAGAAAGACAAAACGGTGATGAGTTTACTAATAAAAGATTATTCGTAAGACATACTGGTAAATATCACATTGCTAAGTTTGAATCAAGAGAATCAGGTAATGTAGGTTTTGAATATACTTCTGGTGAAATAAGAGCTAGATTACCTATTGGTAAAAAATTAAGTATATCTGCGGGAGCTATATATAGAACACATCAACAACCTTACGGATATAATCCAATTGAAATATGGTTAAACGAAACTGAAATATATACAGACCCTAACACAGGTGAAGAGTTTGAGTACCCAGCTAACCCTTGGTATTCGCTAGGTTTTTTATATGGTTATGACGATATATATTATTCGTCTAACGACGAAAATGGTAACTCAACTTCTGATTGGTACTGGGTTGACGGTGATGGTAGTATAGTTGCTTATACAGATTTACAGTTTAGAGACGAAGTGTTTGGTGATTTAATGAACAGATTTAATAATGAAGCTTGGGACGAATTAGAGCCATTTGCAGAAATTGCTCCTATTGTCGGAATTGATTTTTACCACTACAAGTCTAATTTTTGGTTACATGCTTACGCTAACTATATATTGCCTTATCACAAGTATGTTAAAGGTAATGTAGATTTTAGTTACTTACACCGTAATAGTTGGGGTAAAGGTGGTCACAATAATCAACTTGACGGAGAGCAATGGGACGATTATCAAGCTGGTTTAATGTTTGGATGGAAAGTTAGTAAATCAATAGGTGTATTCATAGAAGGTGAATATACTAAGTTTTGGGATAGTAAAATATATAACAGTAGCGTTGGACTTAACTTTACATTTAGATAATGAGCGAACTGTCGGAAAAATCAGAAGTAAAATTAGACATAAAAACACTAGTAGGTATAGTAATAGGTATTGTATCAATAGCAGGCATATGGTTTGATTTGACAGCTAAAATAAGTAACATAGATACTTCGCTTGTTAGATTAGAGTACAATCAAACTTTAAACGATGAATTTAGAATAAAATGGCCTAGAGGTGAAATGGGTGCTTTACCAGATGATGCTAAGCAAGATCTAAGAATTGAATACCTACAGAAAGATGTAGAAAAACTTATGGCAACAATCGAAGAACTAAAAGCAAAAAAATAATGGCAAAAGAATTAAACGAAAATCACAAAATAGGTTTAGATATTGATGGAGATGGCAAACCAGATTTTGCAGTATCATTAAAAACTATAGGCGCATTAGTATTTGGTATAGTATCACTAGCTGGTGTTTGGTTTAGTTTAAAATCGGATATAGCTTTAGCTATGGAAATGCCTAAACCTGAAATATCAAAAATAGAGTTTGACATGAAAGATGAATTAATACGTCAAACTATTATGGACACTCAAGAGGATGTTGAATCAATATTAGAGAAACTAGATAAACTAGACGAAAGAATATACGAGATACAAAAAAACCGATAACATGAGAAATTTAATTTTAATTTTAATTTTAATACCATTTATATCATACACTCAATCGGATGTTCCGGAAAAATACTGGTTAACTGATGATAATTTTGAAGATGTAGTTTCTGGTAATTCTGCTTTTGGAGATGATGATGATCAAACTATTCTTATAGAGTTTTGGGCAGATTTTAATAAAGAAAATTGCTTTAACGAATGGGGAAAAGTAAAAGATGCTTTATACTATAGAGTAGATATTTCTAAAGCTCCAAATGCTAAAAAAGAATATAGAATACGTATGGCGCCAACTTTATTAATATTTAAAGGTGGTGAGAAAGAAGCAACGTTTAAAGCTGGGTTAGACTTGTTGCTACCAACAAATCTTGATGAAATACAACAAACAATAAACGAAATTAACACAGCAAGTAAATTTTAATTAAAAAATAAAAATATGTGGAAATTAACTAAAGAGTACTGGAAAGACATGTGGAAATTACTATGGAGTAAAACTACAGTCGATGATATTATTATAGCTAAAGCTGAAGAAATTAAAGCAAAAGCTAAAGCTGTGAAAGAAGCACTGAAGAAATGAAAAAAATAAGCAAACACGTATCGTATAAAGAAGGTACATACAGTTTAACAGCTAATAGGCTTGGTTTGCCAAATGATCCCTCTGATGAGCATTTAGCTAACATGGAGTTAGTTGCAGAAAAAGTGTTTGAACCTCTTAGAGAGCACGTAGGACATCCTATAAAGATTAATTCGTTTTATCGTGGACCTCAACTCAATAAAGCTATAGGCGGAAGTTTAACATCACAACATTGTAAAGGCCAAGCGATTGATATAGATGATTCATATGGTAATGCTACTAATGCTTATATGTATGAATGGATCAAAGAAAACTTAGATTTTGATCAGATGATATGGGAGTTTGGTACGGATGAAAACCCAGACTGGGTGCATGTAAGTTTTGTAAACGAAGGTGAGAATAGAAACAGATGTTTAAAAGCTTATAGAAAAGAAGGTTCAAGAAAAACCTATTATAAATTAAACTAAATAAATATGAAATTATGGAAAATTGCCCTTTTTGTTCTGGCTGCTACTGTAAGTAGTTGCGGAACGTACAACGTTAAACCTAAAATACAAATCACGCATGTCTTAGCTGTCACAGAACAAGGTGATACACTGAGGTTACCTATTAATATGATTAAACCAAACGTTTATTACAACGTTATATCATATCCTAATAGATATTATGGCGGTTGGTATAATAGCTATTATCAACCAGGATACTATAATAATAGACCTATATACGCTCCAAGCAGCGGTAGCTCAAGCAGTGGTAACAACAACAACAATAATAATAATAATAATAATAACATTAACAAACCTACACAAGTAAATGCTCCGCGCCCAACACCTAGTGTTAATCCGCCAGCTACACCTGTTAATCCTATAAAAAATAGATAATTATGAGTTACATAAGTAAAATAATAGCTTCAGCTAGAGCAAAAAAACCTTCAGCCCTAAAACACACAACAGACGCAAAGGGAAATCCTAAAGGTAAAAGTCACCTTAGCAAACATAAAGCAGGACACTGGGGACCTGATGGTCACGGGGATAGATCTGCTAGTGGTATAATAGCTAAAGGGATAAACGCTGGTAAACAAATAGTTGAAGATGGGAAACAACTGGTTGAAGATGTAAAAGAAAAAGTTGATGGTGCTCCTACTAAATTTACAAAAGAAGCTTTAGGAAAACTACCTTCAGGAATAGGTGGTAAGTTTGGTGCTATTGTTGATGAAAAGAAAAAAGAAGCTGGTTTACTTCAAAAAAGAGGTAAAAAGAAAAAAGGTAAAGGTTTAAAAAGCGCTTGCTGGAAAGGTTACGAAGCTATTGGTATGAAGAAAAAAGGCGGTAGAAAAGTGCCTAATTGCGTACCTAAAAAGAAATAATATGACTTGGTTACAAAGACATTTACAGACTAGAGATGCTGGTTGCCCTACCTGTGGTGAATCAAAAGGTAGCTGCGATGAGTGTTCATCACCTTTAAATAAAAAGAAAAAACCTGATGTAAGAAAAACCACAAAAGGTAAAGGTCGTAACTTTCGTACAACAAAAGAAGGTGCTGGTATGACAGCTAAAGGTGTTAAAGCTTATAGAAAGAAAAACCCAGGTAGTAAATTAAAAACAGCGGTTACAGGTAAAGTTAAACCAGGAAGTAAAGCCGCTAAACGTAGAAAATCATTTTGTGCAAGATCTAAAGGTTGGACAGGTGAAAGAGGTAAAGCTGCTAGAAGAAGATGGAAATGTTAATATCAGAAGAATACAAAAAGAAAATACAAGAAAAACATCAACAGCATAAAAAATGGGGAGGAGCTGTAATAGCTAAAGGACCTAGAATAGATTTTATAGCAAAGATAAGTAACTCTAAAAGTATTTTAGATTATGGATCTGGTAAAAATTCTTTTGAAAAAGAAATTAAATCTATGTATGATGTTGTACCATACTCAATACATAATTATGAACCTGGTATAGAGGAATTTAGTGGTGATCCACCTTGCTGTGATATGACTATATGTATAGATGTTATGGAGCACGTGGAACCAGAGTGTGTAGACACTGTGTTTAAACACATATTTAATAAAACAAATAAAATCGTTATGTTTAACATTAGTTGCGTTCCAGCAGGTGGTGCTTTTGCTAACGGTGATAATCTTCACTTAACTGTAAGACCACCTCTCTGGTGGCTAGATAAAGCTAGAAAACATGGCTTTGAAATAATAGAATCTATTAGTGGAATAAAGCATGTTGAATTTATAGCTAAACCAGTTGGATCAGCATGAAGTTCTTTGATTTAAATAATAACGGAAAGTACGACTGGTGGGAATATATATTACCTATCCTGATAATTTTTGTGATTGAGCTAGCCGCTGAGCTCGTGGCAGGATTTTTGATACCTTTGATTTTCTAGGAGCAGTCTTAGTTAACTTTTCACCTTTCATCCAATCATTATAACTTATCTGATTATCTTTAAGATCACTAAGTATATGCCAATTAATATCTCCTCTTCTTTTTAAGAAATACATAAACTGTTGCTCTAACTCTGCATCATGAGCAGATCTAGTTAGTAAGTAAACTGGTAAATGCCAACTATGAGGTGCTGCATTGCTTTTAACACCACGTTTATCTTTACTTAAAACATTATCAACTTTTTTAGCAAAGAAATCAAAACCTATTAAGTTTAAGCTTTTATAGGTTTTTACTTTTTGCATAAACCAAAGTATAGTTAAAAACCCGGCGCTGGGTCTATATGACCTAGGATTTAACATATCTACATCAAACATATTCATTATATCAATTATTTCTTGATCTGTATACATCTGCGTATAAGGCATACCTATGGGTAAACGATCTTCTATTATCCAGTCGCTTAAACAGAAGTTTCCTCTACATCTGTTAAGTAATATCTTAACATCTTTAAATTTACCTCTTTCAAACCATTCACGTTTTGTATCGTAACATGGTGCTCTGAACTGACCTGTTACCCATATATCTACCTTAGTACCTATAGACTCTTCTTGGGCAGGTGTAGCTTGTATAGCTCTACCAAATCTAACAACTATATCATAGCTGTTTATAGTGTCTTTAAGTTTATGATGCATTATTTCTACGGAATTACCGACAAATAATACTCTTTTATTTTTTACAAGCTCTTGTATGTCTTCAACCATTCTTCTGATAATTCTGCATTTTTATATTCTTCAAACCATGGTCCTCCATTCGTGTAATGCAGAGCTCTTGCTTTCTTAGTATCGTAACCTTCGTGACCTACTAGACAATTATATCTTCTAGGTAAGTCTACTATTTGAGCATCGTTTATAAATTTAAATTCGTGTAATTGATCTGGTCTAGCGTTATCTAAATATTCTTTACTTAATTTATTTTTAAAGAATTTGTTAGAAAAAACCATCAAAGAACTCCAGTTTTTCTTTGGATAAGTTTTATTAACAACGCCATTCATTTTAATTTCACCGGCTTTGTAATCAGGGTGTTTTACAACACCTAAAGGTTCTTGGCCCATGTATCTACCAACTTCTCTAGGATCACATCTCCATAAGAAATCATTATCACAAAATAAAGCTTTACCCTCGTAATTACAAATTAACGGTACATAAAATCTTGTAAAAGAAAATTCTGTTGATTCACCTTCTACATCTTCTCTACCATAAAATCCTATTTCTTTTAATTTAGTCTTACATAGATAATCCACTTGACCATCAAAACCAGCATCTCTTATAGACTTAATGCATGTTTTTGTAGCTTCTGGAAATCTAGAGTCATGTCCTACAAATATTCTCATAATGTTATTCTTTATTATATTATCACTTATTTTTTAAGATTTTGAACCTGATGTTCTTCTGTTTATATCATCATGGTTAAATTCAGCCCAGTATAATTCAAACGCAACACCATCTTCTAATCCTTCAAACTGATGGAATTTACCAGGTTTAACCATAGTAAAATCACCAGCTTCAAGTATTGTTTCATCAACTAATCCCTGATCGTCTTGCCAAACCCTTATTATCATCTTACCAGACTCAACAAAAAATCCGTTCCATTTAAATTTATGTTCATGCTCTGAACATTTGAATCCTTTATTATATTCTATTCTGTGAAACTCTAGTACACCATTTTTGTGTACCATTTCGGTTTTACCCCATACTTTTCCTGCTTTCATTATTTTTGATTGTGTTTAAAATAAGGTCTTTTCCAAGTCTGTGAAGTCATTGGAAACCTTCTGTTAATAACTACCTTTTTTGTTTTTGTCACTGTTGGATTAAGATTCCACCATTTTTCCCTAACATTTTGTTTTATAGATGTTATCTTAAATTTATCTAAAGACTGTTCTTTTTTATTTTTAAAATGAATACTACATAGTATTCTAGGGCCAACAGTATCTACTTTGTGAAACTGATATTGTGGTATGTATAGCAAATCACCAGCATCTAGTACAAACTCATCTATAATTGTTTTAGGTTTATCTGGCGCAAACTCTTTATATATAGTCCATTTAACCTTACCTTCTTGATGAAACAAAAAGTTTTCTGTTTTATCACAATGAGCAGGAAAGCTTTTTGATCCTTTACTTGGCGAAGCATATACGTTGCATTGACCATGACCAAAATATCTTTCAAACTCAAAACACATATCTACTAATTTTTTACTAGAGTACTCAGCAAAAGGAATTACTATACTTTTACCTTTCCACCATAAATCTACTATCTTACTCTTTTTAAAGAAGGGTTGTTTTAGTGCTTTGTGTTTATCTAAACACCATCTGTCACCTTTGTCATCATAATCTAATATCTGTAAACCTTTGATGTGTGGATATTTATTTACGTGACTAGATAAATCTTCCCACGTGTAGAGATCTTTAAATTTATTTCTTCTAAGTATTAAATGTTTTTTACCCCAATACTTTGAAAAAAATAAACTTTTGCCTACTGGATCTAGTATCTCTTCTAATGTTATTTGTTTTTTCATATTTTTATCCGTCGCAGCTTAAACAGTTTGGATCCATTGCTTGCTTAGCTATATCACCTCTAAGAACTGATTCAGTTCTCATATAATATAGAGTTTTAACACCTTTCTTCCACGCGTCTAGATGAACCTTGTTTATAAACTTAGGTTCTGCTTCTGAAGGAAATGCTAAATTTAAGCTAACAGATTGATCAACATACTGTTGTCTAATACCTGCTTGATTAATTAGTTCTAATTGATTTATTTCTTTGAAAGTTCTGAAGACTTCTTTGAGCGGTATATCGTGATCGCCCAATGTAATCTTCTCTAATGCTTTTACGCCCTGCACCGAGCCCCCGTCCTTTAAGATTTGGTCCCATATTTTTTTATTGTTTAAATTGTTTTCTTCTAATACTTTTTCAAGAGTTGGATTTTTACGTATGAACGTACCTTTTGCAGACTGGTCTGTGAATACATTAGCAGCCCAAGGCTCAATTCCAGGACTAATATTCCCAGATAACTTACTATTACTAACAGTAGGAGCAATAGCTCTAAGATGAGTGTTCCTAAATCCTGTACCAACGCACCATAACGGTTCGTTAAACGCTTCAGCCAAAGCCATACTAGCTCTTTCCGATTCAATTTTAATTTGACTAAAAATTCTTCTTGTTTCATATTGTGATAATAAACCTTCAAAAGGTAATCCTTTTTGTTGTAAGTATGTATGCCATCCAACCACGCCTAAACCTAGTGCTCTACCTTTTTCAGCAGATCTTACTGAGTTTTCAAACCCTCTTCTATTTTTTGCTTTTTGTATAAACTCTTCTAATACACCATCTAAAAACCATATACTATCATATATTAAGTTACTGTTTTTCCACTCGTGATATTTAGCTAGGTTTAAACTAGATAAACAACAAATAAAACTATGATTTTCATCTGTATGTAATGTAATCTCAGAACATATGTTTGTCATATGAACTTTTAAAGCATTATCCTTATAAGCTGAAGGGTTATTCTTATTAACATTACCTTTAAACATTATATAAGGTTCTCCTGTAGCTTTACGTTTTTGTAACAGCTTACCCCATTTACGCCTAGAAACCTTATCTCCATCTCTAAGCTTTCTCATAAACTTATCGCCAACTACAGCACATTGATGTAGGTTAAGTGATTGTCTATTCACATCTCCTTTAGGTTCTCTTATTTCTAACCAGTCTTCAAAATCAGCATGTTCAATATTTATATTAACAGAGGCAGCACCTCTTCTAACTGATCCTTGGTTTGTTGCTAGTATTGTAGAGTCATATATTTTACAGAAAGGCACAACACCATCTGATGTTCCATTACCTGTTATATTTGCACCTGCTGGTCTAATTTGATTTATACCTATACCAACACCTCCACCGTGTTTAGCTAACAGCATCATCTCTAAATTCTTTTGACCTATGTCAATTATACTATCAGCAACATCAATACCAAAACAACTTATTGGAAAACCTTTATCAGTACCAGTGTTACTAAGCACAGGACTAGCAAGACAGAGCCAACCTTTCCAGATGTAATCAAAAAAGACTTCTTCCATTTCTTTTTTCTGTAATCTATTCGCAACTGTCTTAGCAACTCTTCTGTACGCTTGTCTTGGTGTTTCATCTTCTAATAAATATCCTCCTTGTATTGTTTTTTTATATACGTCGGACTCTGCCCAACTTGGGTAGTCTATACCCTTTTTCCATCTATTGCTCCACATATTATGTTATTAAGTGTTTTATCCATGCAATTAAACCATTAAGATTTAACGCTACTAAATTCCATTGTTTTCTTGATCCTGTCTGTACCATAACACAAATAAAACCTATTATATATAACCAAGGTTCTAATGTCCATTGTGCAGCTACTAGAAAGCCAGCACCCATATATCCAATACGGGTTGCCATCCTTTCTAATACTGTTAACTGTCTTTTTCTTTCGACAAGAAACTTTTTAAATTTATAACTTACCATACGTCTTCAAAATCTTCTCCTTCATTTGCCTTACTATAGTCAGTTGACCTAATCGCGAAAAAATCAGTGTGGGTATGACCCCCAGTAAGATGATAGAACCAATCCAAATTACCCGCTGCTTCTTCGTCATATGAGAAGTACGATCCGAGATCCACGTAACCAAGTTCTTGTAATTTTTCATTAGTTCTTTTTCTTATAAATTGTTTTAGGTCATAAGACTTTATACCATCTATATCACCCATTTCAAACATCTTTTCTATATACTTCTCTTCTAACTCAACCATTATCTTAGCTGCATCTACAATATCATCTCTACAGTCTTCTAATAAGCTTTTATCTTCCTCGCACATGTGTCTAAATAATTGACAACCCATACGGCTATGTAAAGACTCATCTCTGACTGACCATTTCATTTGTTGGCCAATACCTTTAAGTAAATTACGTAGCTGAAAGCTATACAAAACGGCAAAAGCAGAGTATAAAGAAACTCCTTCTGCGAAAGCAGAAAAAACAGCCAATGACTTTGCGATACCTCTTTTATCGTTGCCATCATATGCAACGAGGTTATCAAAACGCTCAGCCGTAGCTGGTTCATGAAGAAACGCTTCATAATCTTCTAATTTTAATGTTTCATTTAAATAGCTATAAGCTACAGCGTGTACAGTTTCCTGTGAGCCAAACATCATAGCCATTTGTTGTATCTCATGTTTAGGAAACCAAGATACAACCTTCTGAGTCCAGTAATCACTTACCGCACATTCAGTCTGAGCAAAACCTAGCAGGATATTTCCCACTAGGTGTTTCTCTTTAACAGTTAAAGACTCATTCCAGTCCTTAACATCTCCACTCATAGGTATTTCGGTATGTAACCAAAATGCTTGAGCTTGTTTTAGCCAACCTTCTGTATAGTACTCAGGGTACTCAAAAGGTTTATATGCAATACGTTCATCGAATAGTCCCATATTAATTATATAAAGTTAAACAAATATCAAATATACCAACGTATAAAACGTGATCTATTTTATTCCCATCCGGATAACTTCTGTATCCAAATAATATTCCATTGAATAAGCCAAAGCTTAATTCCCAATTATTTTCCTCCATCTGATTTTTTTATTAGTTCTACAGTCATATCACATTCTTTTTGATTTTGAGGTTTGTAAAGGGTAAAAGGTCCTATTCTATCATTTGCCATTAGCCTTTTAAATAATTTCCATCTCATTGGAAAAGACTCGTTAGCTCTACCTTTTGTTTCAATTATAAAACCTTTGCCTATAAAATCAGGCGTGTATTTTATATTTAAAATCTTTTTATTACCTCTATTTTTATAATCACCTTTACCATTGCCACATCTTTCATATGCTTCAAAAGGAAAGTCAAAACTCTCTACTAACTCGAATGTTTGCCCCTCGTAAAGAGCTTTGATCTTAGCCTTTTTTAATGCCATATACATATAGCGCTCTAAACCTGACGCAAAAGTAATACCGTCGTATGTTATTTTTCGCGATTGTACAGGACCTCTTTTTTTCTTCTTATAAAACTTCTTCATCGTTTACTTGTATATCATAATGTAAACCGTCGTTTCCATTTTGTCCTATGATATTGATTCTATTAAGCATTGCCTCTTCTATCTCATCACCTAAACATCTTTTAGCTGATTCTAGATACAACAAAGCATCCATTAATTCTTCTTGTACGTCAACGATAAATCTATTAAGATCTTTCTTCTGGCCTTCAATTTCTTGCATCATCGTAGCTCCATATTTTTTTTGGCCAATTAAACTACGTTCGTCCATTTTAGCTAAAACAGATTGAACTATTTTATCTTTTGTTTTAATTTTCATCTTTTACAAATGTTCCGTTAATCATCTTGCCGGTTCTTTTACTTATGACATCATACGCTGTTGCTATACATGCCTCAATCTTAACACCTTCTAAATGTGCTAAGTTTGTAAGTACTACTACCATATCACCAATAGCGTCTATAACTTCTGGCTTATCGTTTTTTAATAAAGCTTTTGCAAGTTCTCCAGCTTCTTCTTGTAGTTTAACATATTGTGTGTGTGAATTACCCTGTTGGTATAATCCTCTTACCAGTGCCCACTTTCTAATTTTATCAAATACATTTGATTTACTAGTAGCTTCCTCACTGTGTAACATTTCATGAACAACTGCGTGCTCATATTCAATAGGGTTTTTTTGAAAGTTTGACATAGCTTTGTTATATACATAGCTTCTGTCATTATTAAACATCGAGGTTTTAACGTTTTTCATTATCCAATTAACTAAGTCTAATGTTAATTTAAAATCCCCATGTTCTGTTTTCCATGTCATACCAATGTTATCCATTAGTTGTCCTTTAAGTTTATTGACTGGACAAGGAAAAGTCGTGGTTTGTTCGGTCACGTTTATCTTCATATTCTTATTTGGTTTAAGGTTTCTATAAGGTACTAGATCTACTCTGTACCCATACTCTCTCTGTCTTTCAAGCTCTAAACAAGATATATAATCTATATCATCTGATGTTTCTAATATCTCATATTCATCAGGACCATATCCTTGTTGTATTGTGACCCGGTTATTAAGATCACAGGTAACACCGATCTTTTTACCCGGTATATGATATAAATAATACGTCATAATTTATCGTTGTATAAATGCATGTTATGTGCATGATGATAATACCATCCGACGTCAATAGACAGTCTCTCTGCAATCATTTGTTGTAATGATGAAAATTGATACTGATCGTTACAGAAACCGTACCAGATGTCATTAGAACGCATATACACAGACATACAAAGTTTGTTGTTAATTATTGTAAACTGTATTGCATATGTACAAGGAGTATCTTTACGATACTTTTCATATTCTTTACAGTCATATATACTAATAGCAGCGTGTCTAGTATTAGGATTATCTCTTAGTTTAGCCACTACATAATCTATTTGATTATTACGTTGCCATTGATAACCGTAATTACTATTTACTTCTCTATCGCTATTAGCCATCTTTTCCCATATAGGTGGAACCTTACCGTATAACTCACCTAGTTTGTCTATACTAGGATCACCCGATAAGTACCATTGCCATTCAGCTTCTGCATATTCATGAGACCATTTTCTATACTTGTTTTTAATATGATTGTCTAATGGATCTTCTATTGTGAAGCCTACATTAAACAAAGCTTTAGTATTATCAAAGTCTACACCTTCTACTCTTAACTCGTGTAGTATGCAGTTGAATGCTTCGTTAGCATTTAAAAATTTAGTTCGCATATTTTTTATAATAATATAATTGATATTCTGATATTTTTTGCCATATAACTCCAGGTCCAAAAGACTCAGGTGATGTACCTATTCTAACTCTGTTAGGCCAAACACCTTTTTCTACATCTACTAGCCATTTACTTTCACCCCATTTTTCTTGCCTAGGTGATATACATATATTGTTTCTATTACACCAAAGCATAGCTTCATTTTCTTCAGGAGTTCTTGTGTGTGAACCCATTGTTATTCCTTTTTTACTCCCACGGTAATGCGCTGCCGCCATCTTCTTCGTCTATTACATTAACTTGTGGTACAAATGAACCTGATCTATGTTCCCATGTAAAAAACGATTCAGCACCGTTTTCACCTAGGTTTTGAAACTTACATTTTAATACTTTTACTTTAGTATTTTTAGCTTCATAATCTCTATGTACTAATAAACCGTGGTAACTAGCATCATACCACTCACCACCACCTTTTATATTATACATCGTAGGTTCTTCTATTTTACCGTCTTGGCCTTTATACATTTTAGTTGGATGTGCTACTATAAATGTTAAAACATCATACTTTTTACAAAAGGCTTCTATCTTTGCTAGATAGTCCATAGTATATCTGTTCACATCATCTGAAACTGCATTTGTATCTCTAACCTTATTAAACGGATCAATAACTAAACATTTAATACCTTTACGTTTAACTAGCTCAGCACCTTTTTTCAATACTGATTCTAGGCTATATTTATCCATGTCTATAAAATAATAGTTGTCATTTACATGATCTGAAACTTCTTTCCATTTACCATTACCTATATCGCTAGGAGATGGCATATCACCCCATGTTTTACGCATGAGCTTATGTGCATGTAGGTATATGGGTGCATTTTCAGGACTAGCAAAAGCTGTCTTCCAACCATATTGTTTATTATAACCTACTACCATCTGATCAACGAAGTCAGACTTTCCGCTACTAGGTATCCCAGTAACAGTGATAAACTGCCCAGTATAAGTACTAAAAACATCATCAAAATTAGATAACCCAATTTGGAACCCAGGTTTGAAACCATTTTTAACAAAGTCTTTAAGTTCATTTTCTATATTTTTAAGAGTTGTTACATTTTCTAAAGGTACTGGTGTTGATGCGTGTATAGCAGAACGTAAAGCATCTTTACCGTGATTTAATAAATATTCGTTAGCATCTTTACAGTCTACAAAATCTATTAAAAAACAATTTTCTGCTCCTAACCTACGTATAAACTCTTGTTTAAGCATATTGCCAGGCTCGTCAGCATCTACAGCTAGAATTATCTTTTCTTTGTCTTCGAAATAATCTATACAGTTATCGAGATAATCTAAATTATTGTGGTTTAACGTAGCACCGTTTGGTACTGATATTACGTTAGGCACACCTGCCTCGTGTAGAGCTAGCACGTCCATTTCACCTTCAACTATAACACAGCTGTTATGACCTACAATACTATTAATATTATAAAATACTTTTTCAGCTCCTTTATATAGTTTAAAGTTTTTACGTCCATCTCTATATTTTACATTGATAAGTTGATTACCTACGTAATAGTTAAATTTTATTGTATTCTCAGTCTTACCTGTCTGTGGCATAAACTCAGGACCCTCACCGACATCTAAGTCAATAAGAGTCTTCTGAGATATACCTCGAGACTTAAACCAATCAACAACTTTACTACTCGGTACCGTAGGCTCTTGAGCTACGGGGCGAACATATTCACGATCGCTATTACCTTTACGTTGATACGTGTGTAGTTGAAAAGTTGAATCACAGTTGTGACAAGTACCGAGACCACGTTCCCAATCATAAGAAGCACATTTCTTCTTCTTATTCTCAGGTTTTCTTGTGTGTGAGCAAACAGGGCATGTGCCTTGTGTTTTCCCTACTTCAAGATTATGTTGATTGAACTTGTCAATCTTAAACCCATTGATCTCTATTTCTTCTACTTGCATTTATTTAATTTAATTACTGTCTCTACAATCTGGACATATGTCACAGAAGTCATATTCCTCCTGTGACACGTCTTGTCCACATATTTCACATTTCATATTAAAATGGTAGATCATCTGCAACAGCCGCAGACGGAGCTGGAGCTTGTTGTGGTTGATCATCTCTTGGTGCAACCGCGACATTGTCGCCGTTCGTCCATACCACCTTTACATTACCTAAGTAAGTCTTAGCAGTTTTAGCATCTCTTTCCTCTTTAGTCTGTTGCACAGACACAGGGCCTTGATTACCAAACTGATCTAACTCATCATTTAACGTGATGGTTATCGGTAAGTATTTACCTTTCTTACCTACGATAATTTTATCTTTAGGTATAGCGTTAAGGTTAATACTTGTAGCTATTATACTTGCCATATTATACTGCTGTTTGGAATAAATTATTAAACATTGTTCTAAGCTCAGTAGTTCCTACTGTTGCTCCTGTAGCTTGTAATCTTCTTCTGAAGTTATCAGCTTTCTTACTATAAGAGTGTAAACCGTCTGTAGAGTTTTTATTTACATAAAACTCTGTTGTAGGAAAAGTCATTCCTGTCATTGTACATTCTTTTGTAGTAACTTTTTTTCTTCTTGCCATAATTATTATATTAAAGTGTTTTACTTATGAAATATTGTTTAGGGTCGAAACCCTCGGATTGGTAGAACAGCTCATAAGCTTTTTCTGCTCTATCAACCTTGTCTTTACCTGAAGCATAAAATTCAGGTGAACAATCAAATATACCTATTTGATGTGTTGTTTTATCTATTACTATAAATACCATGTCATAGCCAAATAATTTTCTGTATATGTAAGCTTGTGAATCGTAATTGTACTTAGAAGCTGACCATCTAAATTTTTGTATATCAGCCGTAGTTTTTAAATCAACTACTAGTTTTTCTGCATGATTTACTATATCAGCTTTACCTTTCCATACGAAATCATTTACCTTACCTACACCTGGTACTTCATAATCAATTTCAACATCATTACTAGTACCTCTTATTAAGTCTTTACATACTTCATTACTTAACATTTTATCTGTCATTAACTCTATGCCATCTACCTCGTGTTGTAATAAACACAACTCACCGCCTGACATTTCTTTGTAAGCTTTAGTATTTCTACTTGATGATTCTATTATTTTGTATTTCTTGAGCTTATCTGGCTCGAGTATACAAGTGTGAAAATAACCACCTACAAGAAACGCAGAGCTTGGTTTACTAGGCTTACCAAACGCTAATGGGTTAGTAAGCAAAGTTCCTATATCTGAGTTGCTTAAGTATTGCCTTCCAAAGTCTCCATAATAATGCTTATCATCTTCTAACTTTTTCAGGATTTCTTCTCTTTTCATACTATAGTGTTAATAATTCTTTCTCAATTAATTCATCGAGAGCATATTTATTTTTAATAGTTTCTACTTTACCACCTGCTTTTACATATTGAACCGCTTTTTCATAAGCTGGATCTGTTTTAGAGGTTAAAGTTGGTTTTTTAGGTACGAATTTACCTGTTGCTTTTTTTCCATGATCATTTGTTGCATCACTATCAGCAGTGTCATCAATTAAGAATAAATTACCAAGTGCATATTTCTTGGCATAAGAAGATGCTGAGCCAAACTGCTGGGGTACATTCATACCTTTTTGGTTTAAGTCTACACCGACTATAGCTGTTGCGTGTATAGCATCTTTACCATCACTTATTGTAGCGGTAGATTCTAATACAGGCATTTCATATGCGTTGTTAAGTTGTTCGTTGATTGTAACCGTGATACCTAACTCTAATAGGAAAGGTTTGGTTGCTTCGAGAATGTCTTCGGCTGATCTGAAGTTGTATTTACCGAAGGAGTTAAATCTACTTTTTTTCGATTTAAACTTGGTCTGGACCGTTGCCAGTTTTTCATTAATAGTCATATAATTTAATTTAAGTCTGTATATATATAATCACACATAAACACGTTGTTTTACAATAGTTCACTTGCGTAAACTACAGATAATCAAGCACTTGCGAGTGATCTACATTATCAATTAATTTTGTTACAGCTTGCTTTTTTAACTGTGAAACTCTAACATAAGAGCTAGATCCTTCGATCTTTAATTCTGCTGCAATTTGTTTTGCTGAATACTTATCACAGTCTAGGCCATAGCTTAATCTAAGTACCTCATACTCTTTATTGTTTAAATACTTTCTCATTAAACCTTTTAAATATGTATTTAGTAATTGCATGTTGTATGGTTCAGATTTATCTGGTATTTGATAAGCAGAATCATCGTCTTGATTAGGTTTATCATCTATGCTTAAGAATATAGAATTAAAAAACATTGATACCATCTTTTTATCTTTACCAAAGTTTCTACGTATTTCATTAAGCTTATGCTCAGGTATTCTCATGTCACCACGATTAATATCTATTGCTCTACGTATTTGACCTTTTATTCTTTTTGAGAAAAAAGATTTTAGTGTTTTTTCTTGATCTTCTGATTCATCTAACATTGAATAGTCTAATCTGTCTACAGCTTTAGTCAAACCTGAATTACCTTCTTGTATTAAATCCATTATAGTCATTACACCACTAGCTTGTTGAGTAGTGGAAAATTTTCTTGATAGATTCTCAACTAAAGGAGCAAAACAGATTATCATTTGCTCTCTGTTGTATATTGTAAAATCACCGTCTGTAACTTCAGGCAACTTACTTATTTTAAGCTCTATATCTTTTTTCCACCGGATATAGTTAGCTATGTTATAACTCTTCATTTAATATTTGTTTTTCTTTCTTTAATTGTTTATTTAAATTTCTGTAAATAGTTCTTGTAGAACAATCAAGTAAACCCGCTACTCTACCCCATGTTATTTTCTTACCTATGTCATTTAAATCTAACATGCATTGGTATATAGCTTCTTCATCAACACTTGATGATCTACCTATTAGTTGACCTACAATTTTTAATTTTCCACTCAAGTCTAACCCAGAGTACGGTTTAAATACTACTTTACGTAGCTTGTTATTAGGTGGATCTCCACCTTTATCAAAAACATCTTGTATCATGTCATTTAGTATTTTAGTTTTAATAAAGAAAGTTACAAAACCATTTTCTTTATCAGCTATAAATCTAAACACTGTGTATATTTGATCTTCAATGTCATTATCAATATTAAGATAATATAATACAAGCATATGCCACTTCAGCGATTTGTATGTAGTTATCTTAGCCTTACTATTAAATAAGTGATAACATTGATACGTACCATCTTCGTAGTATTTATATTTATCGGTTTCAATAGTAGGTACATCTGTTATAGGATCTCTTCTATATAGAATACGTCTATCATTCAACCATTTTATATTTCTATCTTGTGACATTTGCTTATTACTAATTATCTCTTAATACCTTGTGTCATAAAAAATTAATCATTAATTAATTTTATTTCTACATTATACCATTTACCCCATCTAATTTTTTTATCAACTAAAAAATCTATGGATTTATAGTATCTTCTATTCATTCTGTCTTGTACAGTCCACACACCATCAAATTCAGTGCCTGTACCTGATACCATTACTTTTGCGCCAAACACAAAACCATCAAGTTCTAAATCTCTGCTTACAGCTAACCACCTATGGTCACCTGGGCAACATTCTTGGATTATAGCACCTGATGCTGTAATAAAAGGCGTGTCATCAGTTTGTTCAGGCGTTGCATGGTATATTGTCGCAGTAACCATAATTGTCTTTAATAAATTTAATATCATATAGTTTTTCTTTGTTATGCGCTATGTTTTTCTTTTCGTGTACGTAGTACAACCAGTATGCGTGTATAGCACTTTCACGCTTGTATTTATCAGGCATACATTGTGGAGGTTCTGAAAAACCTGTATGTAGTATACCGTCAGGATATTTAGCTAATGGTTCTTTACATTTTGTAATTGTTAAATGTGTTTTACCATAGCGTTTAGTATATTCATCACCTAATGCTAGCATGTGATAATATAACCACAAATAATTACTAGCACTTTGTCTAGCCCACCTTGTAGATGGGTGATTGACATGAGCTTTTTTATAAGGTACCCATTCAGTTTCATAATCTAAACCATGACAATGATGTGCCGTACAAAGCATCTGGGCTGATTCTAAAATCATCTTTACAACATGCTTATTGTATTGTAGCTTTGCAGCTTTTACCGGATCCTTATCTAAATAAAATATATTCATTTATATCTTTTGTTATTTAATCTATTATAATGTTTGTCTAATAAGAGGTTTGCTACCTCTTCTGATATTAAGTTGTCGTTGTATAATTGCCATATTAGTTTACTCATAATTTCTGATTGCTTTGAATAACGGGTGTCTGTATGAACCCGCATTTGTACGTTGAAAGTAAGTAAAGGTAGCACGTTTGCCGATATAATCACCAATGTTATCGAGTATATTTGCTAGGTCTTTGTAGTTGTAGCCTTTGCCCGGAGGACAACCGAACTTGTTACCGTCATCATCTTGCATTAAGAATTTTCCGATAGTACCTTCGCGCTTACCTTTACCTGTTTCATAACCTATGATAGTTGCTTCGGTGTCGCTGAAGTCTTTGAACTTCATAAGATCATAAGATCTGCCGTGCTTGTATAAGCCGTCAAGCCTGATGATTGAACCTTCGTAACCTTGATCTAGGTATTCTTGATGTAATGTTCTAGCGTAACCGTAGCTGTCAACTAGCTTAGCTGGAACGTATTTGACACAAGCACTGTATATATCAGATGCAACTAGTTGATGCATTCTGTGTTTGTATGTTTCATAATGACTGTCTTGTGAGAAGTAGTCGTAGCAATGAAACTGTATAAGGTGCTGAGCATTAATTCTGTCTTCATCAGTAGGTTTTTGTTTTCTTACTAATGATATAATTTTTTCGAAGTCGTGTTTTAGTTTATGATTATATAATTCGCCGTCGAGTACAACATCTGGTTGTGACTTGAAGAACGATTGTAGAGACATTTCTATGTGTCTTAGGTTCATAAACTGTTTACCTGTACGTGAAAAGCATACAATATCTTTATTATCGTTTAGGTATATATTACAACGCACGCCGTCAAGCTTTGGTTGTATGTAGGTTGGTTGGTTAAAGTCACAACGTTTTTCGTCGAACTTATGGGCTAACATTGGTTTTTTCATAATTTATCTAATCTATTTTGTATTATATCTAGTTTTCTTTTTATTATTGCAGCTTTATTGTATTGTTCTTTTTCTTCGTACATATTTAATAGTGTCATTAGCCTAGCTAACTCAGCGATGAGAAACTCTTCGTCTGATTCTTTGAAAGGCATTTGACCACGTATTAAATCTTCTACAGATAAAGGTGTCATAGCATGTATCTCGTTCTTCATCTTGTAGAGAAGTTTATCGAGTACTAAATCTGCGATTGTATCTAACATATTATCATCTATATTATCCAACTGCATTCGTATTTAATTTGTGATTAAAATCAGTGTACTCATACTCACCTTTATACTTTTGTATAACTTTAGATATAGGTAGTACAAATACATTTTTACTTGAGTATTGATCATAACAACTTATCCACACATCAGGTTTACCTGTCCATATAATGTAAGTGTAATGATGATCTATACTTTCTACGCTAGGGTATAAGTATTGTGAGTTGTAATGAAAGTCTTTCACTAAGTGTGATGCTATTCTTGAGCCATCACCAAAGTTTGTAAAACCTTGATCTTCTTGCATATGCTTAACCCAATTAGCAAGCTCTACAGCTCTATATTCAGGGTAACCATCATGATGTAAATACATATTTACATAGCTATCGTCACTGACTACACTTGGGCTACAAGCGAAGCCTAGGTCATTATCTTCCGCAGCCGACCTATCAACTACCATTGTTACATTTCTTGTTGCCATTAATCTAGTAATTTCATATAAGCTTTAGGATTTTCTGATCTAAACCAGTCCATGCCTTTGATTAATTCTTTTCTTAGTTTAGTTATGTATGGATCTTCTACATTTGAGTCGTTGTCAAACGTTACTTCTATAGTATAAGTAGCACCCATGATAAAATCATACATACTAGCTTCTGCTCCGGTTAACAGGCAAGTTTCACCACTAAATGGATTTGTTACCTCTTCTGGTGAGCTGTACCAGGCGCCTTTAAACCACTTTGGTTTAGACTGGTTCTTCAACGTATCCTTCATCTATTAGTATATCTTTAATTTCTTGTTCTGTTATTTCACAAATACCCTGGTATATCTCGCTAAACATATCTGAGTACCAGTACTCATCTATAAAATCATCTGCTACATATATAACAGAGTCTACACTACCCATGCTTCTTATTGCATCTTCTAATTCTGTAGCTAGATTACTGTCATAATAATGCACGTGTTCACCTACGCATATATTTCTATCGTCATACGTAGCAATGAATACTTCGTAACCATCTGCCGTTGATTCAGGATATACATAGTAGTCTGCTGACTGCGTATAGTCATTTGTAATTTCTACTTCGTAGTATTTTAATACTGCCGCTTGTATAAACTCTTCATCTTGTAGCTTATCACCGTCGGTTGGTAAACCTCTTTTGATCATTTCGGCTTCAACTATTTCATCTGTTATATACTTCATGATTTGTCAATTATGTTTTCACCGTACATGAAACTCCAAGATTCTAGCTTATAACTAGTTATATCACCGTATGTTAATAAGTCTCTCATTTCATCTATTGTTAGTTCTTGCCACATTAACTTTGACATCAACGTGTACTTTAGTCTTTTTGCAGAGTTGTACTTTCTAGCACTAGCTTGCAAGCTTGTTTTAACGTCGGGCAATAGTTTGTCGTAGACGGATTTAATTTTACTCATATTTATTATTTATTTAATTACGTATTTATTATCCTATTGTCATCGTATTTATGATGTATATTGGTGCGCAGGGAGGATTCGAACCTCCGACCTCGAGTTTATGAGACTCGCGAGCTAACCATCTGCTCTACCGCGCAATAAGTTACCGGCTGTCACTACAACTGGCTTTGTACAACTGATACCTCAAGGAAGCCGAGACGTCGATTTACTGTTAAGCCGGTATTATATTAAGAGAGATGTGCCCACGAAGCGCTTCGTTTACGTAAACCCGCCGTTGTTTGTTGGACAAGTATATCTCTGCATATCTGCCATCTCTCTGTTAGTGGAAGTGGGCGGAGTCGAACCGCCGTTACTACAATTTAGGGCCCGCGTCAGCGGTCTCTTTACGGCATTCGCCCACCTATTTTGTAGTGCTTACCTTATCACTCCCTTTTCGAGGCACCAGTCGCGGACCGGTACTAACTAGTATTATGCTTTATCCGCGCTTTTGACCAGTATGCCGCCGCCTCGATTGCTAGCTATTCGCTTATGTGTGTGTAATACACTTCCGTATGTACCAGTGATCAAATCTTCGACGCCACATACACACCTAATTAAGTTACTCGTCTAGCTTATTTTCTTCGTATAATTTTACAGCTTCTCTAATATCTTCTATATTATAATCTATTAGTATTCTGTATGCTTTTTTGTTTTCTTGGCCTATACCTGCCGCAGCCATTTCTTTATCCGCTTGCAGTGAAACCTTCATTTCTTCTTGCATTTCAAACCATTTTTTTACTGAATCACTCATGATTTTATGTATTTATTAGCGAGTTTACCGATAACGAGCTGCATCAAGTAACTATGAGCTTCGTTTATATCTAAGGGTGTAGAGCTTAGTAATGACTCAGCGTCGCTACCGGTTAATGTCCACTCGCATATTCTGTATATTTCTTTTACTGCTTCATGTGTAGCTTTGTCAGCTAACATATCAAATTCTTTAGTTTTACTCATAGTTTTATATTTATTATCTTAGACATGTGCCATAACCTCTGCGAGCGCCTAGCTTTCTTACACGTTTCGCCTGTTCTTTCGGCATAATCTGAATGGTATTACCGGTTTTGTGGTAAGTGATAGCAATGCAACCATAAGGTTGAGTGGTGCTACATTCGACGCAAGAGGTATAACCTAGTGCTAGACGCTGTGGAGGTATTATATTTTTACATTTGCATTTCATACAATTATATTATCCAATTGTGTTCGTATTTATATTGTGTACATAGTTTCTTAAATAAAATTCTAACATAAATTTAAGTCTTGCCATACCGCTATATATTTTAGCTCTTGATATAGTTGTATATTTTTTAGTTATAGTCTTGTCACCTTCTAAAAATACCCACCTTTTCTCACGTTTGTACGTAGGATTTAGTTGATAGTTAGATGAACAAGAGTTTTGGTTTCTAACATAGCCAGTTTTGAAGCAAGCTAACCTTAGTTTGTTGCTATTTGGCCATGTTTTTCTTGATGGTACAGGGAATTCGAACTCTCTTGTGCCATTTATTGCTTGTCTTTGTGTAGTTACTTCACGAATATTGTACTCGATCAGTAATGCTCTTGCGAAAGAGTCTTCTAACATTTGTTGTTCTTGTCTCCAAGTGTATTTAGGTTTACTCATAGTTAATTATTTTTTTTTAAATGAAAGCTTTATGTGCATTATGTAGTGCATATTCTGCAACACCTTGCCTGAATTGCCACTCACGTTTGCGATAGTTGATGTCATTGCACCACTTTTTCCACGCAATAGTACGTGTAGATTCACCGTATTTAGCTTCATACTCTTGCACTTGCTTGAGTTTTGCTGCTATTTTGTCTGCTGGATAATCTTTATACATAAGTTTCATTGTTAATTTTAGTAAAAGCAGGGAAAGTTCTGTATTGTTTGTCTGCTTTGTCGTAATACTTAGTGTGAGGCCAAGCGTCAAGTACTTCTGTATCGCCATTTGCATACTTTAGTATAACATTTTGAGGCTTGCCGAGTGCATTGTAGTTAGTAAATTTAAGTTTATTCATATTCATTATTTATATTATTATCCAACTTTGTTCGTATTTATGTTGTATTTTCTGTACCAAGCGTCTTCTATCATCATTATTTCTCGACGAGTTAACTTGATAATCTTCTTACTTGTATGTTTTCTAGAGCGTGCCATAGTGTACATCAGTATATTCTTCAATAGTTATCCATTTTTCTAACTCATTAGAGTAAATCATATTATCTATTACGTGCTCGTCACTGAATGACCACACTTTGTCGTGTTTAAATTTTCTCATAGTTTATTAGTTGATTTATAAAATTCTATTCTGTCAAGAACATCTTGTCTAGTTATTTTATTTTCCATTTGCTGACCGATATAGTAAGACATATCTATTTCTTTACCATTATCGCAAGTTAAAATCCACTGCATATTATTATTATTTATTAGTTATTATTAGTTATATATTCCGAAGTTAGCATTAGAAGGATCTATCTCACCTGTCAGTAAACCTACTATCATGAATAGTATTCCTGAAACTGCCATTGGCATCAGTACTCCGAAAGCTAACACTTCAAATGCTAGTTCTACTACTGATTTACCTTTTACATAGTTGTACACTTTGTTCTGTACGAATTTAATTTTACTCATAGTTATTTATTTATTTACATTATTATTATCCAATAGTTGTCGTATTTAGTTTGTAAGTCTAGTGAAACTCGTTATAAATTGATAGAACTTTTCTTTGTTCTGACTTAGTTAGTTGAAATACATTTTTTTCTGGGAATAGTTGCTTAGCTATTCTAATTAAAGCTGATTGATTATACATATTATTAAGATTTTATTAGTTGACATGGTGAGAATCGAACTCACATTAACCATTATGTCATTTGATAGACTCAACTTTGTTTTGAGTGGAGAGAATCGTCGACGCCCACTTGTGCTACTGCTGTAAGAGTTAAGTTAGATTATACTAACTCTTTACCTCTTAGTGCTAATGGAATATTATTAGTAGCAGTGTAAGACTTGTACTTTAACCAACATGGTAATTTAGATAGTGTGTCTTTCATAATTGAGAAAGCTTTGTCATGTGAGTACTTTATTGTGTCACCTTTTTTGTTAGTGAATGTTACAATAGTGTTAGTGTTAAGTAGAGATTTTCTTAGTACAAATCTTTTTGAAGTGATTGAGTTTGAAGTCATAGTTTTAAATTTAAGTTATTAATTATTATTATTTAGTTACATTATTATTATCCAAATTACTTAGTATTTATTATGTGTATAAAAGTAGATAATTTGTTTAGTAGTTTAAAATTAGTTAGTAGTATTCCACACTGTCTCGCAACTTCTAAATTAGTTTGGAAATTAAATGTGTTTACTATTATCATATTATATTGTTTGTTACTTACATATATATTATCCATTATGAGTAGTATTTATTATGTGAGTGAATTATAATATAGTAGTGTAGTGAAGAATCTGCTATACACATGGTAAACACGAAATCCTATGGATAATAAGGGTGAAGCAGGTGGGGCCCGGGTAAATATATTGATTTTTCTTTTTATTAATCTTGGTGAGGTAGTAGGGGCAACCCTACACCCCATTATATCTAGCAACTTTTTTTATGACACTAGCCTTTAATAGTATACTAGTAACTACCTAATGTCACACTCTGTAAATCTACTATATTACATGTAACTATTATATGTAAGAATAAACAACAACATCTATGCCAAAGCAAAAACTATCTAAACGCGCGGCTCTGGCTAAAAAGAAAAGAGATCTCGCATACGCAAATAGTCCTAGACGTAAAGCTATGAGAGCTGAAAACCAGAGATTAAGACGTGCTAGAAAGAAAGCAGGTAAAAGCTTAAAAGGCTTAGATTATGACCATAAAACCAAGAGGTTTACAACAGTAAAAAAGAACCGTGGAAACAGAGGGCACGGTACAAAGAAAGAATAACCACACCTCTGACAACCTAAAAAACCAAAATTATGACGTTTTTTTACAAGACTCAATCGTGGAGTAGTCAACCACAGATCACCAAAGAAACCATTTCAATTTGGGAGCATTTAGCTGCTAAGAAAAACTGGAGAATAGTTCAGTTACCAAATGGTTATCATCAAACCGAATACCAAGACATCGAAGATAAAGATGTATGGCACGACGTTACTAGACGAGAAACAATTGAATCAGCTGAGGCTGCAATTGATGGATCAGTCGCACACTACACAAAAAAGTTAGAGTTCACAAAAGGACCTAAAGTAGTGAAAACATTTAAATAATATATTAACTAACAATTTAATTTAATGGAATATAGTCAACCTAGTGAGATTGTAAAAGATCTCAACTTTGGCGTCGATGCTAAAGGTAAAATTATGAATGGTGTAGATAAACTAGCAAAAGCTGTTAAGTCTACACTAGGAGCTTCTGGTAAGTGTGTTATATATGAAGACACATTTGGTAGACCACTGGTTACAAAAGATGGTGTAACCGTTGCGGATAGCGTAGTCTTATACGACCCGGTGGAAAACATAGGTGCAACACTTATTAAAGAGGCTTCTAAAAACACAGTGAAAGAAGCAGGTGACGGTACTACTACAGCTATCGTCCTTGCTGAATCACTATTAAAAACTGCAATAGAACCTGAATACAAAGATATAAGTATAAGGGAAATAAAAAGTGGTATAAAATCAGGCTACGATAAAGTAGTGGATTACATAAAAAACAATACAACACCAGTAACAGGTGATACATTAAGCCATGTTTCTGCAATAAGTTGTAATAATGACAAAGAATTAGGTGAGTTAATATCTAGTACCTATAATAAAGTGGGTAAAGATGGTGTTGTTTTACTAGAAGAAAGTGAAACAGATGTAACTTACGCTGATATTGTTGAAGGAGTGCAAATAGCATCAAAGCTTACATCTCCTCATTTTGTCACAAATAAAGACAGACAGCTGTGTGAGCTTGAAAATCCGTATGTATTAATAATAGCATCGGAAATACCTAATATTAGAAAGATACAATCTATATTAGAACATATTATAAAGACTAATAGAAGTTTACTTATTGTAGCTTCTGTAAGCACACAGGTAAAATCTGCACTATTAATGAACAAGGTTAAGGGTAATATTAAGGTAAATATTATTGACACACCTGGTTTTGGTGCAAATAAAAGAGATACAATAGAAGATTTAGCGCTTTTAACTGGTGCTAAAGTTATAGACGAAGAGTTAGGAGATGATTTAGATCTGATCCGACCAGATTGTTTAGGTGAAGTAGTAAAATCTGTAACAGATAACAGAACTACAGTCCTGACAACTGGTTTGTTACAAGACGAGGTCTCTAATAGAGTTAAAGAAATCGAAAAAAAGATAACAGAAACCAAAGATCCTTTCTTTAAAAAGAAATATCAAGAAAGATTAGCTATGTTAAGCGGTTCTGTGGGTGTTATTAAAGTAGGTGCTAACTCAAAAATAGAATTAAAAGAAAAGAAAGACAGAGTTGAAGATGCAATTTACGCAGTTAAGGCTGCTTTGCAAGAAGGAATTGTTCCTGGAGGCGGAATAGCACTGTTAAATGCTTCAAATACTGTAAAACCAAAGAATTTTGGCGAAGAAATACTAATAAAAGCCATAAAATCACCATTTTTAACCATAATGTCCAACGCAAGTATCGAAGAATACGATCTACCTACTAAAAAAGGTGATGGATATGACGTTACTAGCGGTAAAATAGTAAATATGGTAGATTCTGGTATTGTAGATCCTGCTCTCGTTACTAAAACAGCACTAAAAAACGCAGTTAGTGTTGCTACAACTATAATTTCTGCGGATTGTATAATTTCAAACATAAGATTAGACAATGCGAGCAGTTAATTATTATATAGTAGTAGAAAAAATCAAATCCGAGCCTAAAAAGGTTGCAGGTTTGTTGATAAAAGACGAAGAAAGTAGATATTCTAAAGGAAAAGTCATCACAATAGGTAATTTAGTACAAGGAGTGTGTGATAATGATATAGTACACTATGATAAACATACAGGCCATGACATTAGCTGGCAAGATAATGATTATCAAGTGATCACTATAAAGGACGTAGTCTTGGTAGAATGAAATTAACCCCATCTGATTTAAGAGATATTGGTTTATTTAAATATTACAGGCTCGTTCGAAAATGGGCCTGTAAAACTTATGGGCTAACCGATGCGGATCTAGAACTATTAATATACCTTGATTGTAAAGGTAGATTTACACGTAATGATTTCATCAATGGAACTTATACTTATTCATGGGATAAGAAACGTTGGGAAAGATTACGTGATAAAGGTTATATAGAGATATGGAGGCATCGTAACCGCACTTCAATTAAATTCAGCATTTTTAAGACATCATTTAAATGCTCCCAGTTAATAAGTAGGATATACCGCATACTTTTAGCGGAAGAAGATCTGCCTACATCAGAAAGAAATACATTTTATAATAACAAATCATATACTGATAAAGTTTATAACAAAGCTATAGATGATATGATAAAAGACAAAAACAGATAATTATGGGATATGCAGGACCAAAAGCAGTTTCTAAGGTAAACATGATTTTAAAGGATAAAAAATGTAACCACGGGTTACTAGGTAATCCATTAAAGAAAAAAGTAAAACCTTCTAAAGCGGGTGCAGAAGCGATGATTGAAGCAAGAGAGGAAAACGTTAAACCTTCCAAACCCCAACCAACTCCTTCAGTTAGTGAATTTGTAGCTAACAGAAAAAAAGGCTTGTTACAGAAAAGAGGTTGTAAGAGCAAGTACGGTAAAAGAAAATAATAATGGGTTTTAAAATGTCGCGGCCTAGTTTTCATAATGAGGATCAGCAACCTGAAATCATTAAGAAAAACTTAGGTAAGGATATAATAGCAGAAGCTAATCAAGATGGTACTATATTCTTAGATAAATCTGTTGATAAAAATAGCAAACTAGGCAAAGAAGCTATTAGTCATGAAAAAGTACACCTCGATCAAATGGAAAGAGGTGATCTTAGTTATGACGATAGCTATGTTTACTGGAAAGGTAAAAAATATTCAAGAGCTAATATGAAAGAGGGAGCTAAAAACTTACCTTGGGAAAAAGAAGCTTACAAAAAAGAAAAAAAATCATGATCTACAAAAAAATTAAAGCAGCTAAAAAATCTAATCTACTAAGAAAAACAAAAGATCCAGAAGATGGTGATATTGTTAATATAGACGGAGATGCTCACACATATATTAAAGATAAATTAAGAGTAGAAGGTACCAGCAAACCTAGTATTGCAACCGCTATAAGTGGTGGAACACCAGGTGAAGAATGGGAAAACACAATGAAAAATTATTATAAAGATGGTGCTTCTATAGCGGATCTTGTAACCGCAGGACATGGTTCAACAGAGGGTTTAACTAGTTTATTCGAGGGTTTAACACAAGGTTCTAATACACCTGGTAAAACAACAATTACTACAAGTGCAAATCCATTAACAGAAACGATTAAAAAAGATCCAACCCAAAGATATAATATGGGTGAAAGAGCCGCTGAAGATGCTAACTGGGCTAAAGGTAGAATGCGTAGAGGATTAAACAGAGAGGAAAGAAAAGGTATGAAAGATATTGTTAAAGGTTTAGACCCTAAACAAAGACAAGAGTTTAAAGACAATATGAAAAAGCAAAGAAATGTTGATCTTGATGGTGATAATAAAGTTTCTTTTATGGAAAAAATAAAAGGTACTTTTGGTGGTAATAGACAACAAAAGAAATTAAATGCTTTAAATCAAATTGATGGTGTAAAAGAAGAATTTGGTCTTAAAGATAAAACAATAAGACAAGATATAGCTAAAGCTGCTCAAGGGGCTTATGATTTTGGCGATAGAGCTAATATGAGTGAAAGAGATAAAAAGATCGAAGCCGCTTCACAAAGTAAATATAGTTTTGGCTTAGATAATTTTGGTGATTTTAAACCAGGTAGCACAACAACAGGTAATATGAAAGCAACTGATGATATGGAAGTAGTTGATAAATCATCTTTAGGTACTAAAACTATTTTTGATTCAGAGAACGGTATGCAAACGGTAGACGCTTCAAATCCTTTTAGCGGTATGAATTTAAATCCAGACGATTATAAAATAGAATTAGGAGATGCTTTTAAATTTCCTAAAAAAGGTTACAAGCCTAAAAACTCAGCAATTGCTAAAAAACTAAAACCCGGAGCTGGTTATTAATTATGAGTAAGTTATTAGCGAAATTATTCGGCGGAGCCGGAGGCGGTGTAATAGAAAAACTATCAGGAGTTGCTGATAAGTTTATACAGACTAAAGAAGAAAAAGCTCAGTTTGAAAAAGAAATGACTGAGATAATGATAAAAGCTGAGGCTGAAATGCAGAAGAACGTTACGGAAAGATGGCAAGCAGATTTACAGCACGGAAATTGGTTAACTAGATCAGTTAGGCCTTTAGTACTTATATTTTTAATTGTTTCTACAGTATTATTAGTTTTTATTGATAGTGGAGCAATTGGTTTTAATGTAGAACAAAAATGGACAGATCTTTTACAACTTGTATTAATCACCGTTATAGGTGCTTATTTTGGTGGTCGAAGTTTTGAAAAACTAAAAAAGAAATAACGTGCCAAAAATATCCAACATACAGCTAGATACTAATATAACTAATTCAGACAAATTACTTGGATCTGATGAAGCAGGAAACACTAAAAATTTTAAAGTAGAACATCTTTCTGCTTTCTTTGCTAACAATGCTGGTAGTTTTAAGCATCACCAAAATAACGCCTCTGATACATGGACGATAACGCACAACTTAGATCTTACGGATTATCTACCACAAATAAATGTAAAATTATCAGGTGGTGGAACTTATAACAACGTTCAGGCAATGGGCGTTGTTACTTATTTAAGTAAAGATCAATTAAAAATAGAATTTTCAACCGCAAATAGCGGTTACGCTTATTTAAAAGCATAACTTTAAACAACAACAACAAAAACTAAAAATTAAAAAATGGCAATACCAGTTTTAAATCACATGGATTTTCAGCAAGCTTCTGAGATCCGAAATGTGCTACTCCATATAACGGGCGCAGGATCGGTTAGTGGGAACGTAGCAGGACAAATCATTTACGACTCAGGCTCTGTAAAATTCAACAATGGATCAGGCTGGGTCACATTAAGTGCTTCATCAGGTACTATGAGTAACTTCATAATAAGTGATGGAACAACAACACAAACAATAGCAGATGGTAATACGATAACTTTCACACCAGGAGAAGGTATCGATTTATCAGTTGCAGCAACAGACACGGTTAATATCTCTGCTGAAGACGCTACCTCATCAAACAAAGGTGTAGCTTCGTTTAGTACTGATAATTTCTCTGTAAGTTCTGGAGCTGTTACAATAAAAGATGGAGGTGTTGCTCTTGCTGAAATGGCAAACATTGCAGATGATAGAGTATTAGGTAATGTTTCAGGCAGTGCTGCTGCACCAAGCGCTTTAACAGCGGCAAACATTAGAACATTAATTAACGTAGCTGATGGTGCACAAGTAAACGTTGGCACAAACCTTTCACAAACAACAGCAGCAGCTCAACTTACAATCGCATCTTCAACTGGTGATAATATAATTGTTGCTGAAGCATCTTCTACTATCGCTGGTTTAATGAGTACTACTCATCATGATAAATTAGATGGTATTGAAGCAAACGCAACTGCAGATCAAACAGCATCCGAAATTAAAACTTTAGTTGGAGAAGGAAATGGAAAATTTGTTCCAGCTGCTGGATCAAGTGGAGAGTTCTTAAAACATGATGGTACATTTGGTACTCCATCTTATACAAATAATACTGACATAAACGTTAACGTTGCAAACTTAACAGCTAGACTTCCTCAAATTACAGAAAGTGTTACAATTGGTGATGCAACAGATGTTGTTGTAACCACATCAGGTAACTTAGTTGTAACTGGTGATTTAACTGTATCAGGTGATACTGTAACAGCAAATGTTGGAACATTAGATGTTGAAGATAAAAACATAACATTAAACAAAGCATCCGGTGATTCAAGTTCAACTGCTGACGGTGCTGGTCTTACTATTCAAGATGCGGTAGACGCTTCAACCGATGCCTCAATATTGTGGAACGCTTCAGGTGATAAATTTGTATTTTCACATCCAGTAGATGTAACAGGTATACTTACAGCTACAGGTACTTCTGTATTTGCTAATCTTGATATATCAGGTGATGTAGATGTTGATGGTACTTTAGAAGCTGATGCAATAACAGTTAACGGTTCTACTCTACAAGTAGTTGTTGAAGATCACGTTGGTGCAATGCTTGATGGTACTGAAACATTTATTGATGTTAGCTATGATGCTACTAATAACAACTTAGATTTTGTAGTTCCAGTTAAAGATGAAGACAATATGGCTTCTGATTCTGCAACTTTTTTAGCTACACAACAAAGTATTAAAGCTTATGTTGATGGTCAAGATTATAAAACAGCAGCATCAAAAACTGAAGTTCAAACTGGTAGTAACACAACTAAATTTGTAACTCCTGATACTTTAGGTGCTAAATCAGTACATTCTACAATCGATGTTTCTAATTCAGATTTTGTATCTAATCTATATGCTGAAGTTGAGCATGGTTTAGGTACTGAAGATGTAATTGTTCAATTATTTGATTCTTCATCAAAAGAAACAGTATTAGCTGAAGTTGCTAGAACAGACAAAGCTGGAAGCGCATCAACAAGTAAAATAAAGATAGTATTTTCTTCTGCACCTTCTAGCGATATTGAAGTAATGATTACGTCAATAAAAGGTTCTACAGTAAAAACTGCAGTATACGCTTAATAATAACAATAAAATACAGCGGTGCTTCACGGCGCCGCTAGTATTAATTTAATATATATAATATGTCTATAAAAGTTCTTAGCGAATTAAAGGTTGGTACAGTTAGAGAGGATATAGCTGCGGGTACTAAGAGTGGAAGCAATAATGAAATCCACAATATAGACTTTGCTGCAAGTCATGCTAATTATACTTTAGCAGCTGTTAATGCCGCTAATAATAGAATTACTTTTACTAATTTAGGGGCGAATGTTGTAGGTAAAAATGGATCTATAATAATAACAAATCCCAGTTCAGTAGGTTCTTATACATGGCAAGGCGCTGGTGGTTTACCAGCCACAGCCTTTACACCAGGTGGACAGCAAATAAGTTTTGATACAACCGCTAGCAAAACGGCTATAATAACTTATTTTATTGTAGCTAGTAATAAAGTTTTAATTAATTACGCGGGAGCGTTTTCTGCGTACGAGCAACCTGCACCTTAAACTATGAAGTGGTTATGGAATAGAATAGATTTTTGGGGCACGAGCACTGTTAAATCTACTTCAAAAATTACAACTAAGTCTACTAGTACTAGTAAGTCAACCACGACTACATTTAGTACTAGCAAGTCTACTAGTACAGAATACAATACTACTACTAGTACACTAACGACTACTACTTTCAATACCACAAAAGATACAACAACTACATTTGAAACTCAAAAAAGTACTAACACGGTATATAATACCCAAACAGCTACTAATACTGCTTTTGTAACTGCTTATAATACTAGCACAAGCACTACAACAACTTTTGCTACATCTAAATTAACTACAAAAGATACTGTTACAACGTATAGTACGGATAAAACAACAAGTACAGAATACAACACATCCACTACTACGGCAACAACCACGGTTTATAATACTAGTAAAACAACGAGTACTGTATTTAACACTACAACTACAACTACAACTACATACTCAACAGCTTACAATACATCCACATCAACAAAAACACAATTTTCTACTAGTAAAACTACAAGTACCGCTTTTGTGACTACTTACAACACTAGTACAAGCACGTCAACCGCTTACAATACAAGTACTACAACTACCAAATCAACTACAACAACATTTGGAACTAGTAAGGCGACTAGTACTGTGTATATAACTAATAGACTTACAACTACAACTTTTAACACTAGTACAACCACTATTTTTGTAACAGCTACTGTATATCAAACTACTAAAACAACTAATACAGTTTTTAACACATCTACAGTAACTAAATACAATACATCAACTTCTACAACTGTTAGTACTAGTAAAGTAACGCTAACGCAGTATAATACATCTACAAACACTACAACTACTTTTGCCACAAGCAAGGTAACTAATACAGTATTTAATACATCTACATTAACTACTAAAAATACTACGACTGTATATACGACTTCTTATAATACTACTAGAGTAACAAACACTATAACTATAACTCATTTTAATACTCAAACTACTACAGTATATAATACTAGCACAGCTACTACCACTACATATAATACATCTACAGCTACTTTTAAAAATACTACAACAGTATTTAATACTAGTACTGTAACTAAACGTAGTACAACAACAGTCTATAACACTAGTACAACTAGAACAATAAACGATACGGCGAGAGATACTACAACTACTTACAATACTGTGTATCAAACTTTCTTGCAAAACACTATTACAAATACAGCTACTATATATCAGACTAGTACTACAACAACGACAACATTTAATACTAGTAAATCTACTTCAACTGTTTTTGTAACAAGTAGAGTTACTGATAAAGACACTAGCACAGCTTACAACACTAGTACGGTTACAGTTAAGAGTACAAACAAAAGTACAAGTACAACTTATAATACTAGTACGTCTACATCTAAAAATACTACAACTACGTTTGCTACGAGTAAAAATACAACTACAACGTATAATACAAGTAAAACTACTAGCACCGTATTCAATACAAGTACGTCAACTAACACTATATATACTACAAGCTGGAACACTACTAAAACTACTAATACAGTATATAATACTAGCACGACCACTACTACAACGTATAATACATCAACGTCAACTAGTAAAAACACGACAACAACGTTTGGAACTAGTAAGAACACTACTACTGCTTATAACACTAGCACTACTACTGTTACTGAATATACAACAACTTTTGCAACGGGTAAAAACACTACCACTACTTTTGCAACTTCTAAAACAACGTCAACAGTGTTTAATACTAGTACAACTACTACTTACACCACGTCAACGGTTTATGCAACTAGTAAAAATACAACTACTACGTTTGCCACTAGCAAGAGTACAACTACTACGTTTTCTACGAGTAAAAACACTACTACTGTTTATAACACTGGTACAACTACTTATTTTAACACAAGTACCGTGACTAATAGGTTAACAAGTAGAATTACTAATAAAAACACTAGTAGAGGAACAAGTAAAAACACGACAACTACGTTTTCTACCACATATGCTACGGCTTATCAAGCAGATTACACTACAACTTACTTAACCGTTTATTCTACAGCAGCAAGCACAACTAGTGCTTTAAGATCTAGTGCATCTAGCTTCTTCTTCTCTTGTAACGAGTTTTGTACTAGTACGTTTTATTTCACAGGAGGTTCTTATCCTCCAACTGCTGGGACATCATTTGCTTATACAAACTCTGGTGGTACTAGTGCTTTAAGTGATGCTTGGTATGGTATTAGCAATACTTTCGGAGGCGCACAACATCAAATGAGAACGTCTGGTGGCGCAGGTGGAGTTCAAGTTGTTAACGTGTGTTCTGGTGGTGGTGGTTTCTCTGATAGAAGACACAAGAAAAACATAAAGTTAATAGGTAAATCTAAAAAAGGATTTAATATATATAGCTTTGAGTTTGGTGGTACTAAACTAGGTGATAAAGCTGCTAAAAAATGGCCTGGAAGATGGCAAGGTGTTATGGCTGATGAATTAGAATATTTAGATGATGGTACTGTTTACAGAATGATGCTAAGCGATAAAAAAGATGACTACGTTAACTTTGTAGATTATGGTAGAATAGATGTTGAATTTAAAATATGTATGGCATGATAGATGAAAGTTTAATACAAGAGTTTGATGGAAACGAATTTGAAATAAATAAAATAACTAAAGCTATCGATGCTGATAATAGTGAGGTTGTTTCAGAGTTAAAATACAAATCAGACATAATACACAAGTATTATAATAAAGAAATAGAAGCTAAAATAAAAACTGGTAGTTGTGACACTTGTGGTCATGATGATCTACAAGCTGCATTTAATGGTGCAACATGGGGAGATATACTTGTTTTAGGTTTAGGTTTAGGTGTTGTGCCTGAATATATAATAGATAATAAAAGTCCTAGCAGCGTTGATGTTGTTGAGGACAACGCGCAAATAATAAGCAAAGTTACTTGGTTAGATTCTGATATAAACGTTATAAATGGTAATGAATTTTCTTATACAACAGATAAGAAATACGATATAATAATATGCGATATATTTGCAGAACCTACAGATGTTACTGAAGATAACAAGGATACATTGTTAAGCAACTATAGTAGTAATTTAAAAGCTGGAGGTAGAATAATTATACCTGTAACAGAAGAAATAATAAGTTAATATGCCAAATACTAGTAGGAACACGTCGAGAATAACTCAGACAAACACGATACAGAATACGTCTAGAAATACTTCTTCAAGTACTTCTACGGCATATTCTACTGTGTTCAATACTAAGTATACTACTTACTGGGGTACTTATTATACTACAAGTTGGCAAACTCAAAGAGGAACAACTCACTCAACCTCTAAAAGCACATCAACAACTTTTAACACAAGTAAGAGTACAACTACAACTTTTAATACAAGTAAAAGTACAACTACAACTTTTAACACAAGTAAGAACACAACAGAGTCTCGTACTACTACTATTAGTACTAGTAAAAACACTACCACTACTTTTAATACTAGTAAAACTACGTTCACTACTTACAACACTAGTAATATAACTACTAAAAATACAGTTACAGCGTATAATACCACTACAACAACTGTAACTTCGTTTAATACTACTAAGACAACAGAGACTACTTTTAATACCTCTTATAATACAAGTAAGAATACAACTACGACTTATAGTACTAACAAAAATACTACGACTACATTTATTACATCTAGTATAACTAATAAGAATACAACAACAACTTTTAGTACAAGCAAGAATACAACTACGACTTTTGCAACAAGTAAAACGACGTTGACTACTTTTAATACAACTAAGACTACATTAACTACTTTTAATACAGCTTATAACACGTCTACTAATACGACGACTACTTTTAATACCGCTTATACAACAACGTATAACACGAGTACTAACACTAATACTGTATACACTACTTATTGGAATACTAGTAAAAATACTACAACTACATTTAGCACAAGTAAGAACACGACAACTACAATGATAACGATGAATAATACGTTAGCAACAGTTGCCATATATAGAAACACGACCAGATCTACTAGTACTACAACTATAACAGCTTTTAACACTAGCACTACTACTGTATTTTCAACTAGTAAAGCTACTCTAACGCATTTTTCTACAGCTTATAATACAAGTACTACCAAGCTAACATTAAAGAATACTACGTATAGTACAAACAAAAACACTAATACGGCTTATAATACAAGTACTGTTAAAACTATAGATACAGCTCGTGACACTAGTACTATTTATACAACTACATTTAATACTAGTACTATCACTAATACTATAACTATAACTCAGTATACAACTACTGTGTCGACAAACAAAAACACAACTACCACGTTTAATACTAGTAAATCAACCTCTACGGCTTACAATACTAGCACTACGACGACTACAGTTTACAATACGTCTACAACTACAGTATATATTACTGATAGATCTACAGCTCATTCTACTAACAAAAATACAACTACTACGTTTAATACTAGTAAAAATACAGTTACAAGTAAAGCTACTACGGTTAGTACTACAAAAGATACTTATACGATATTCAACACTAGTACAAATACTATAACAGCTTATAATACTCAAACTACCACAAACACTGTTTATACAACAACGTATAATACTAGTACAAATACCACAACAGTATATAATACTACGACAACTACTAGTAAAGATACGACTACAGTGTATAATACAATGACAAATACTGTAACACAGTACAATACTAGTACAAATACACAGAGATCTACGGTAACAACGTTTAACACATCTCAGAATACAACAACTACTTACAATACTAGTACAGCTGTAAATACTACTACAACGTATAATACGTCAACAAATACAACTACTGTTTACAATACTACTACGACTACTAGTACTGAGTATACAACAACGTATAATACTACTAAAAACACAACAACAGCTTATAATACTAGTACTACAACTAGCAAGAATACTCTTACTACTATTAGTACGAATAAAAACACTACGACTACATTTAATACTAGTAAGACTACTACGACGACATTTAATACAACTAAGCAAACTAATACTACTACCGCGTATAACACAAGTACTAATACTACTACTACGTATAACACGAGTACTAGTACCACTACAACGTTTAATACGACCACTACTTATACAACTACTTATAATACAAGTACTAGCACAATAACATCATGGTATGCTGATGGTGGAAAGCAAGGTCAACTAGGTGAAAAACCTTTTAGTGACGGAAGGTAGATAACTGTAAAAGCGTGTAACTATTATAAATAACGAATAAAATTTAATTATATGGAAATGTTTAACAAAAAAGAGTTGGACAAAAGAATTGGTCCACTCAGGAAAAATGACTCACTGTATCAACTAGAACAAGTTGAAGGGTATGTCATTAGAAAATGCCAAGAAAAAGGCATAGAAACTAGTTATGATGTAATGGCTGAAGAAATGCCTTACTTTAAAACTATAGGTTACACAGAATATGCTGGTAACTTTTATTTACAACCTTTAAACTTTAAAATGCGTAACGAGCAAATGTCTGATGCATGGCATCATAATACTAAAGACGTTGCAGATTATGCGTCTTGGTTAGTTAAAAATGTTGTAGATAAAAACTCTAACAAATACAAGCATAGAACAGAAGAAATTGATAAATATCCTGCTAAAGATTATTTAGTGGTTCTTCCAGGTTCTAACAAGCTAAGAGAAAACGTTTGTTTAAATAAATTAAAACATGTTGTTAATAAACATGGTAACAATGTTTTATTTAAACCACACCCTATAACAACACATCAGATTATAGGTGAATTAAAAGACTTCTTTGGTGAAGAAAATATACTACCAAAGAACGTAGATATGTACTACTACATGCAGAAAGCTAAAGGAGTGTATTCTACACAAATAAGTGAAAGCGCATTATATGCAGCTGTTTTAGGTAAAAAAATAGAACCTGTAGATGTATGGAACAATATACAAAGAGGTTCTTTTTATTGCGTAAATAGTTATATATATTTTAATCAAGACAATATCAAAGAGTACGTGAACAGAACTTTTTCTAGTTATAAATCTGGTATCATAAATCCAGAGTTAGATAAAGACTGGAAAAAGAAAGTTGATGATTACATAGAATATATATGTGAAAAAAGAGAGAAGTATAAAGATTGGTATATAGCTGTACCAAAGAAAAAATAAAATTAAATTAAATATTATGGCTAAAAAAGCAAAGAAAATTACTAAAGATGAACTATCATTAATAAATGGTTTAGTTTCAAACATAAATCATTTACAAATGCAAGTTGGAAATATAGAGTTTCAAAAGAAACTTCTTATAGATCAAATAGTTCAAATACAAACAAAGATACAAGAAAACAATCTAGAGCTTAAAAAGAAATACGGAGATGTTCAAGTTAATGTTCAGGATGGTACTATAAAACCCGCAGTCCATGAAAAACTTAATTCGTAAAATAAGCGTAGGTAGAGATTATAAAAACGAAGCAATGCATTACTCCGTAGGCCAAGATGTTTACGGAGGACATGTCATTTCTGATATAATCGAAGAAGATGATAAGTATAAGATACTTATTAAGAAAGGTGATGAAATATTACCATGGAAAGATTTTAATAAGAATATGGCTATAGCTGTTGAATATAATTTAGAATATTAGTGAAAAGTGTTTTAAACTTTATAGTAAAACCTTTAAACAACAATAGATATAATAATAAGAAAAAAGTAGGAGACAAAGAGTTAATACTTAATGCTGAAAACTTTTCTCATCAATATGTTAATAGACATGCTGAAGTTATAGCTATACCTAGTGTTGGTGAAACTAATATACAGGTTGGTGATATTGTTATAGTACATCATAACGTATTTAGAAGGTGGAATGATATTAGAGGTAGGGAAAAAGATAGTAAATCATATTACAGAGATGATATGTATTTTGTATTTCCAGATCAAATATTTTTATACAAACATGATGGTGTTTGGAATGCTAATGACACTTTTTGTTTTGTTAAACCTATAGAGTCTTTATCTAATAGTATTTTTGATAATGAAAAAGAGCAACCTTTAGTTGGTATACTTAAATACGGAGATAAATATTTAAAACAAGCTGGTTTAAAATCTGGCGATTTAATAGGTTTTAAACCTAACACTGAATATGAGTTTGTTATAGACGATCAAAAGCTATATAGAATATTCAGCAATTCAATTACAATTAAATATGAATATAAAGGAAAGGAAAAAGAGTATAATCCAAGCTGGTTATGAAGCAGTCAAAGAACTTGTTAAAGTCGCGAAAGAACCGATTGTTGAAACTGATGATGACATCTCAGCAGATAGACTCAAGAACGCTGCCGCTACTAAAAAGCTCGCCATATTTGATGCATTCGAGATATTAAATCGTATAGAAGATGAGCAGAATATGCTTGATGGCAAAGTAAAAGAAGATACTAAACCTAAGGCGTTTAGTGGTTTTGCTGAAAAAAGATCTAAGTAATGTACGAACAAACATTATATGAGGTTATAGAGCCTATTAAAATAAATACTATAAAAAGGCTTAATAAAAAGAAAGCCTGGAAATACGGCTATAATAAAGAGCATGATGTAGTTGTTATAAGTAAAGATGGTACAATAGGCGATGTGTATAGCATACAAAATTTAAAGATAGCTTTACCAAAGACACCAAAAAATACACATAAGTTTGATTCCAATAAGTGGGAAGTAACTGAGTATCCAAAAGAATTACAACGTGTAAACACTATATTTGATTGGAAAAACTTACCTAATGACTTTAAAAGTAAGTACATTGATTACATAGAGAGTGAGTTTAGTAAAAGAGATGATGGTTTTTGGTTTTATAACAGAGATAAAGCAACTTATATAACCGGCACTCATTACATGTATTTACAATGGAGCAAGATTGATGTAGGTAAACCTGATTTTAGAGAAGCAAATAGATTATTTTATATATTCTGGGAAGCTTGCAAAGCTGATAAAAGATGTTATGGAATGTGTTATTTAAAAAACAGACGTTCTGGTTTTTCTTTTATGGCATCAGGAGAAGTTGTAAATCAAGCAACTTTAGCTAGTGATTCAAGATTTGGTATATTATCAAAGACTGGTCCAGATGCTAAAAAAATGTTTACAGACAAGGTAGTTCCAATATCAGTTAACTATCCGTTCTTTTTTAAACCGATTCAAGATGGTATGGATCGACCTAAAACAGAGTTAGCGTATAGAGTACCTGCTAGCAAACTAACAAGAAGAAATATTACATCAGATAATAAAGAACAGTTAGAAGGATTAGATACCACTATTGATTGGAAAAACACAGGTGATAACAGTTATGATGGTGAGAAACTTAAGTTATTAGTGCACGATGAGAGTGGTAAGTGGGAAAGACCCAATAACATATTAAATAACTGGAGAGTTACGAAAACAACACTACGATTAGGTAGTAGAATTATCGGCAAGTGTATGATGGGGTCAACATCAAATGCTTTGGATAAAGGTGGTGATAACTTCAAGAAATTATATAAAAACTCTGATGTTACAAAAAGAAACCGCAATGGACAGACAAGCTCAGGACTCTATTCTTTGTTCGTACCTATGGAATGGAACTACGAAGGATTCATTGATTCTTATGGCTTACCTGTATTCGATACGCCAGAAAATGAAGTTGAAGGACCTCATGGAGACTTCATAGATATAGGTGTTATAAATCATTGGCAAAACGAAGCTGATGGATTAAAAAATGATGGAGACGCTTTAAATGAATTTTATAGACAGTTTCCTCGTAATGAAGAGCATGCTTTCAGAGACGAAACAAAAAATAGTATATTTAATTTAGCAAAAATATACGAACAAATAGATTATAATGAAGAGTTTGCTTCTGATTATGTTTCAACTGGTAATTTCCAGTGGATCAACGGAATAAAAGATACAAGGGTAATGTTTTACCCAGATGCTAATGGTAGGTTCAAAGTATCATGGGTGCCAAAACAAGAGTTACAAAATAATGTAATTATTAAAAATGGTGTAAAATACCCTGGTAATGAACACTTAGGTTGCTTTGGTTGTGATAGCTATGATATATCAGGAACTGTTGATGGTAAAGGATCTAAAGGTGCTTTACACGGTTTAACAAAGTTCAGTATGGAAGATTGTCCACCAAACCAATTTTTCTTAGAGTATATAGCTAGACCTCAGACTGCTGAGATTTTCTTTGAAGATGTTCTAATGGCTTTAATATTCTACGGGATGCCTATATTAGCAGAGAACAACAAACCTCGTCTATTGTATTATATGAGAAGGCGTGGTTATAGAGGTTTTAGCATGAATAGACCTGATAAAACTTGGAATAAACTTTCTGTTGCAGAAAGAGAAATAGGTGGAATACCTAACTCAAGTGAAGATATTAAACAAGCTCATGCAGCAGCTATTGAAATGTATATACAAGATCACGTTGGTGATAGAGGTAGTATGTATTTTACAGAAACCTTACAAGACTGGTCTAAATTTGATATAAACAATAGAACAAAATTTGATGCCGCTATTAGTAGTGGTTTAGCTGTTATGGGTTGTAATAGACATTTATATACTCCAAACGCATTAAAAGAAAAAAAGAAACTAAATTTAAAGATTTCAAGGTATGAAAACAAAGGTACCTTATCTAAGTTAATAAAATAATAATATGGCCGAATCAATAACAAAAGAATATTTTCCAAGTCAGGTTGCTCCCGATATAGAGAAGGTGAGTCAAGAATATGGCTTAAAGGTAGCTAAAGCTATTGAAAGCGAGTGGTTCGTTAGAGATGGAGTGACTTATAGATTTGCTAATAATCAGGATAGTTTTCATAAACTTAGGATGTATGCTAGGGGAGAGCAGTCTGTACAAAAATATAAAGACGAATTATCTATTAATGGTGATATGTCTTATTTAAATTTAGACTGGAAGCCAGTGCCTATTATACCTAAGTTTGTTGATATAGTTGTAAATGGTATTGCTGAAAGAGTTTATGATATAAAAGCTTATTCGCAAGATCCTTACGGCGTTGATAAACGTACTAAATACATGGAAAGTCTTTTAATAGACATGAATAATTTAAAATTAAACGAAGAAGTTAAAGCTTTTTATGGTGAAGGTATATTACAAAACCCTGAAGAATTAGTACCAGAAAACAAAGAAGAATTAGAATTACACATGCAGCTTACATATAAGCAAGCTGTAGAAATTGCTGAAGAGCAAGCTTTAAACGTATTACTTGATGGTAATAAGTATGAGTTAATAAGAAAAAGATTTTACTATGATTTAACTGTTCTAGGTATTGGAGCCGTTAAAACTGGTTTTAATACATCACAAGGTGTTACTATAGATTATGTAGATCCTGCTAATTTAGTTTGGTCTTTTACTCAAGACCCTTATTTTGACGATATATATTATGTAGGTGAGGTAAAAGTTATACCTATAAATGAATTAGTAAAACAGTTTCCTGATCTAGATCAACAAGAGTTAGAGGAAATAGCTGGCCAAAGTTTTAGAAAAGCAGGTTATTACAACTCACATCATGATCATGATGAAATAGATAAAAATCAAGTACAAATATTGTACTTTAATTATAAAACTTATTCAAAAGAAGTTTATAAAGTAAAAGACACAGCATCTGGAGCTACAAAAGTTATTGTTAAAGATGAATCATTTAACCCTGTAGTTGATGCTGCTTTAGAACAAAGATTTGGTAAGTTAGAAAGACAAATAGAGGTTTTATATGAAGGAGCTCTTATATTAGGTAGTGATAAATTACTTAAATGGGAGTTAGCTAAAAACATGATGAGACCTAAGAGTGACTTTACTAAAGTTAAAATGAACTATAATATAGTTGCTCCAAGAATGTATAAAGGTAAAATTGAATCGCTAGTGAGTAGATGTACTTCGTTTGCTGATATGATTCAAATAACACACCTTAAACTCCAACAAGTTCTTTCGCGAATGGTACCGGACGGCATATTTATGGATGCTGATGGCCTTGCAGAGATAGACCTTGGTAACGGCACGAACTACAACCCGCAAGAAGCATTAAACATGTTTTTCCAAACTGGTAGTATAATCGGTAGATCCTTAACTATGGATGGAGATCCAAACCCAGGAAAGGTGCCTATTCAAGAAATACAGAGTGGTAATGGCGGTGGCAAGCTACAAAGTTTAATACAGACATACAATTATTATCTGCAGATGATAAGAGACGTGACCGGATTAAATGAGGCAAGGGATGCTAGCACACCAGACGCGAAAGCTTTAGTTGGTATACAAAAAATAGCTGCTGCTAATAGTAATACAGCTACTAGGCATATACTAAAAGCTGGTTTATATTTAACAGCTGAAGTTTGTGAAGCTTTATCTTTAAGAGTATCTGATATTATAGAGTACTCACCAACAAAAGATGCTTTCATACAGTCAATAGGTGCACACAATGTTGCTACGTTAGAAGAAATGTCCAATTTACACTTGTATGACTTTGGTATATTTTTAGAACTAGAGCCTGATGAAGAAGAAAAACAACTATTAGAAAACAATATACAAATGGCATTAACTCAACAAAGTATAGAGTTAGAAGATGCTATTGATCTTAGAATGATTAAAAACATTAAGTTAGCTAATCAGTTATTAAAAATACGTAGAAAAAAGAAACAAGAAAGAGATCAAGAACTACAACAAAGAAATATAGAAGCTCAAGCTAAAGCCAATGGTGAAGCACAGCAAATGGCTTCTCAAGCTGAAGTTCAAAAACAACAAGCTATAATTCAAATGCAAACTCAGCTAGAACAAGTTAAGGCTAAAATAGCTGCCCAAAACTTAATACAAGAAACACAGCTTAAAAAAGAATTAATGGCTTATGAGTTTGAATTAAATCAAAAACTACAACAAAAACAAGATCAACTTGTAGAGCAAAAAGAAAATATAAAAGAAGATCGTAAAGATCAAAGAGTGAAGTTACAGGGAGAAGAGCGAAGAAAATCACAAGATGATGCTAAAAAGTTCGAGTCTTCAGGTAATGATATACTAGGTGGAGGCATTGATATGAGTGGCTTCGATCCTAGGTAATTGTTTAATTTTATAATATTATATTATGTCAAAAAAAGAAGAAGTGGTTGAAGAAGTTCAATCCGTAAAACCAGTAGAGGCAGCTCCAAAAAAAGAAGAAGCTGCAATCACTGAAGGTGGTGATATGAAAATAAAGCCAAAAGCAAAAAGATTTGCTAACAAACCTAACGAACCGATTAAAGTAGATTTATCTAAACCGGTTGAAAAGGTTGAAGAAAGTGAAATAGCTAAAGTAGATTTAACTATTAAGGAAGAACCTAAAGAAGAACCTAAAGAAGAGCAGCCTAAAAAAGATGTTGTTATTGAAGAGGTAAAAGAAGAAGAAGTTACTCCTGAAGAAGAAACAGAGGTAAAAGATACACCTGTTCTTGAAGAGATAACAGATGAAGAAAAAGAGGAAATAGTTGAAGCTAAAACAGAAGAATTAAAAGACGAGGTTGAGCAAGCTGTGCAAGAGTCACAGGAAAAATCTGAACCACTACCAGAAAACATACAAAAAGTTGTAGACTTTATGAATGAAACTGGTGGAAGTCTAGAAGAGTATGTTAGATTAAATCAAGACTATTCTAGTTATGATGAAAAACAACTACTAAAAGAATACTATAAACAAACCAAACCACATCTTGATGATGAGGAAATTGGTTTCTTAATGGAAGATCAATTCGCTTTTGATGAAGAATCAGATAGTGAAAGAGATATTCGTAGAAAAAAACTGGCGTTAAAAGAGCAAGTTGCAAATGCCAAAACCCACCTGGACGGGTTAAAGTCCAAATACTATAAAGAAATCAAAGCTGGTGTTAAGTTAACACCGGAACAACAAAAAGCTGTTGAATTCTTTAATAGATATAACGATGAGCAAGACCAGAGTCAGAAAGTTCAAGATCATCAAGCATCTATATTTAAAAATGAAACTAGTAAAGTTTTTAATCCTAATTTCAAAGGTTTTGAATACAACGTTGGAGAAAAACGATACAGGTTTAATGTTAAAGATGCTAATAAAATTAAGACCGAACAAAGTGACATCAGTAATTTCGTTAAAAGATTTTTAAATAAAAACAACGAAATGCAAGATGCTGCAGGTTACCACAAGTCTTTATTTACAGCTATGAACCCAGACATAGTTGCTAACCATTTCTATGAGCAGGGCCGAGCAGATGCTATCAAGGATAGTATTGCTAAGGCGAAAAACGTGAGCATGGACCCCAGACAAACACATAAAACTGTTGAAGCTGGTGGTATGAAGGTTAGAGCTATAACAGGCAACGACTCTAATGCGTTCAAAGTTAGATTTAACAAAAAATAAAGTTTAACTAATTAAAAATTAAAAATTATGCCTTTTTCAAGTTCAGGTTCTTACCAGAACCACTTAACTCCAAGACCGACTCAGTCGTTATTTTCAGATAACTACTTGTCGTTCGACAGCGCCTCTGGCGGCGGTACATTTGCACAGCAATTTTTACCGGAAATTTATGAAAAAGAAGTAGAGAGATACGGTAAAAGAACTATCTCTGGCTTCTTACAGATGGTTGGTGCAGAAATGCCACTAGCTTCTGATCAAGTAATTTGGTCTGAGCAAGGTAGATTACACATTGCGTACTCTGCAGCATCTTACAACGATGGTGCTAACGCAGTGCAAATCGCCGCAGCCGCGAATAACACAATTACTTTACCTGCTTCTAACTTAATACAAAACCACGATACTATTGTAGTTGCTTCAACTGACAATGCTAAAGTGTTAAAATGTTTAGTTGTATCAGGTGGTGGATCAACTACTATTACTGTTGCTCCATATACTCAAAGAAGATTATCTAATGTTGACGATGGTTCAGGTACTACTGGTGCTGTAAACTTCGCTAACGGTGATGACCTTAACATCTTTGTTTACGGAACTGAATATATCAAAGGATCTTCTGAAGATTCAAGATCTATTGACGCTTCTTTCACAAGATTTAGCAACAAACCAGCTATCTTAAGAGACAGATACCAAGTTAATGGTTCTGACACTGCACAGATCGGTTGGGTTGAAGTTACATCTGAAAACGGAGCTTCTGGATACTTATGGTATTTAAAATCAGAGCACGAAGCAAGATTAAGATTTCAAGATTACCTAGAAATGGCTATGATTGAAGGTGAGCAAGTAGCAATGCCAAGTAACCACACATTCCAAGGGACATCTAACTTCGCGGTTGGTGGTACTCAAGGTTTATTCTCTGCTCTAGAAGCAAGAGGATTAGTTTGGACTGGTACTGACTTTGATATTGTTGACACCGGTGGTGTTACAGATCAAATCGCTGCTAACGCACACGTTGGTATGAATGAGTTTGATACTATTCTTCAAGAATTAGACAAGCAAGGTGCTATTGAAGAAAACATGATGTTCCTAGACAGATCTACTGCTTTAGAAATTGACAACATGTTAGCTTCACAAAATAACTACGGTGTTGGTGGTACTTCTTACGGAGTATTCAACAACTCTGAAGATATGGCGTTGAACCTAGGCTTCTCTGGTTTCAGAAGAGGTTCTTATGACTTCTACAAGTCTGACTGGAAATACTTAAATGACTCTGTAACAAGAGGACTTATTGGAGACATCGAAGGTGTTATCGTTCCTGCTGGAACTTCAACAGTTTACGACGAATCAATGGGTAAAAACATCCAAAGACCTTTCTTACACGTAAGATATAGAGCTTCTGAGGCTGATGATAGAAAAATGAAATCTTGGATCACTGGATCTGTAGGTGGAAACTATACATCATCTGCTGATGAAATGGTTGTTAACTTCTTATCAGAAAGATGTTTATGTGTACAAGCTGCGAATAACTTCGTATTGCTTAAAGCATAACAATTATTACTTAAAAGCAAAGGGGCTTCGGCCCCTAGCTTTTATTTTTACAAACTTTTTAATTATATTATATTATGGAAAAACAAAACTTACCAACCGTGGAAAAAGGTTGGGAAATTAAAGACAGAGTTTATATGTTGACTGGAGACAATCAACCACCTGTCATGACAATACAAAGTAAGCATACAAGAAGAAAACCTTTATTATGGTTTGATGAAGAACAAGGTTATAATAGAGAACTTAGATATGCTACAAATCAAAGATCGCCAATTAAAGATCTACAAAAAGGTTATTCAACTTTAGGTCACATATTTTTTAAAGAAGGTAGATTATCGGTACCAAAAAGCCAGCCAGCTTTACAAAAATTGTTATCATTATATCACCCTAAAAAAGGTAAATTATATTTTGAATATACACCACAAGTGTATGCTGAAAATGAAGTTGATATGATCGAACTAGAAATTGAAGCTTTAAATTTAGCTAAAAAACTTGAAATAGATGAGTTAGAAGCTATATTAAGAGTTGAAAAAGGAAATAAAGTTAGCAAGTTATCTACTAAAGAACTTAAAAGAGATGCTTTAGTTTTTGCTAAAAATAATCCTGAAGCTTTTATAGATTTAGCTCAAGATGATAATGTTCATTTAAGAAACATTGGAATCAAGGCTGTAGAAGCAAACATTATACAATTATCCCCTGATGGTAAACAATTCACATGGGGCAACGGTAGAAAACTATTTAAAGTACCATTTGAAGAAAACCCATATTCAGCTTTAGCTGCTTGGTTTAAAACAGATGATGGTGTTGAAGTTTTAGGAGCTGTTGAGAAAAAAATGAAATAATAATCACTTATAGAGGTAACCATCTCTATGAGGTGGTTACTTACTATAAACAAAAACAATTATGGCAGTTAATATAGATACAGTATATCAAAGAGTTTTAGCGATAGCTAATAAAGAACAGAGAGGTTTTATAACTCCTCAAGAATTTAATCTATATGCTAACCAAGCTCAGATGGATATATTTGAGCAATATTTTTATGATTTAAACGCTTTAAATAGATTACCTTCAAACGATTTTACATACTCGGATCAAGTAGATATAATAGAAGAAAAAATAGATATATTCGAAAGATACAGACAACCGGTTGTAATGTCAGGTGATGCTAGTGAAGGCGGTATGGGTACTATTCCCTCTTATTATAGACTAGGTGAAATTTACTACAAACACAAAGGTGGTTATGTAGAAGTTGAAAAAATTAGTCAAAACGAAATACATCATATACAAAACTCCCCTTTAACGGCGCCGTCGTTAACAAGACCTGTTTATGTTAGAACTAGTAGCGTTGTACCAGACGATGCTAGTGGTAACGCACAAACCGCAACAACTAACAATGAAATAGGTTTATCAAGATCAATACAAATTTATCCTATAAGTATAACTAGCAACGTAGTGTGTAACTATATAGCTAGACCTATTACTGTAGAGTGGGCTTATACAACTGTTTTAGACGAAGCTTTATATAACGCAAACAATAGTCAAGATTTTGAATTACACCAATCAGACGAGTCTGAACTGGTTATTAAAATATTAGAACTTGCTGGTATTGAAATTAAAGATCCACAAGTATATCAAGTTGCTGCTGCGGAAGAAGCACAAAACATTCAACAAGAAAATAAATAATTATGCCACTATTCGAAGGAACACACGAACAATATTACGGAGCTCAAGAGTTTGCTACAACTTCTGCACAAGCAAGTGGTGGTGGTACTGCTGGACAATATGTTATAACATTTCCAGCAAATCAAACACTGCTTAATAGTTTAGCAACTATGCCAGAATCTGCTGGTGAGATTAGAGTAGATACTGTTGTAAGTGGTACAACAACTATTGGTGTTGACTTCACTTTTAATCCTACTACATATACAGTAACATTAGCCTCTCCTGTTGCAGTAGGATCTATAGTTACAGTTAGAATAATAAATCCTCAATATGGTAATTATCAGTTTATATCACTACAAACTATTATAAACAACTTTATTATAAGTTATGTTGGTAGCAACAAGATAATACCTAAGGTAAGAAAAGCAGATGTTGCATTTCATGCTCAAAGAGCAATACAAGAATTAAGCTATGATACTTTTAAGTCTAGTAAATCTATGGAGGTAGAAGTTACACCTTCGTTAAGAGTAGCTTTACCACATGATTATGTTAATTACATAAAAGTTTGCTACATAGATGATGATGGTATTGAAAGAATATTATATCCTGCTAGAAAAACAGGCAACCCAATATCATATGCTCAGGATGCTAACGGAGAATATTTATTTCAAGCTGATAGTAGCTTGTTATATTTAAGTGATTCTACACAATGGACTAGATACCAAGGCGCGAATGAAGATGAATCCGGATTAAACGATCCTAAAAGAAGTGATGACGATTTTGAATCTGTTCAAGGTAGAAGATTTGGTTTAGAACCAGAACATGCTCAATTTAATGGAATATTTTACATAGATGAACATAGAGGTTATATAAACCTAAGTAGTTCAATGAGTGGTAAGATACTTGTCCTTAAATATATTAGTGATGGTTTGGGAACTGATGATGAAATGATAGTACATAAATTTGCTGAAGAAGCTATGTATAAATCAATAGCATACGCAATAGCTAGTACACATACTAGTGTTTCGCCTAATTATATACCTTTATTAAAAAGAGAAAGATTTGTTGCTATAAGAAATGCTAAAATAAGATTATCAAACTTAAAAATAGAAGAGCTTGCTCAAGTGATGAGAGGTAAATCTAAAGTAATTAAACACTAATACATATGCCAGATATTAAACATTACTTCCGTTCAGGTAAAATGAATAAAGACCTGGACGAGAGATTAGTACCTAATGGAGAGTATAGAGACGCTCTTAATATTGAGATGTCTACATCTGATGGTGATGATGTAGGTACTGTTCAAAATGTTAGAGGAACTACACAGGTATTAGGTAAAGTTTACGATTCAAATAAAAAAACTATAACTAGCAATTGGGGTACTGATAGCTTTGGTTTAACTAATGCAATTTGTGTTGGTACCAAGTTAAACAACGAGAACGATAGAATATATTGGTTTATAAAAGCTGATGAGGCTGATTGTATTGCTGAGTACGATGATAATACCGGTGTAATATCACCAGTATTAGTAGATGCAAATAATATACTTGGATTTGAAACAAACACGTATATAACAGGTATAAACGTGTTAGATGGTATGTTAATGTGGACAGATGGTGAAAAAGAACCTAAAAAAATAGATATAGAGATATTTAAGTCTGGTTGTGGCTCAAACTTTACAACACATACTAAGTATACTGGCCAAAAAATTCTTCCTGAAAATTTATCAGCAGCTTCTAGTTTTACAGAACAACATATAACTGTAGCTAAAAAAGCCCCAATGGGTAAACCAACGCTAACAATGAGCTCCTCCACAAGAGGTGGTAACGGTACTGGTTCATCTTCAGTTAATGTAAGTAATGCAGTTAATACAACGTTTACAGATTCAGAAGGTGTTGCAAAGGCAGCTGGAACTTCTATACCTTTAACATTTTCACCGCTACCTAACTGGATAGTAGGTGATATAATAACTTGTACGGCCATATATGAAGATCTAGGCCAACAAGAAACATTTGAAATAAAACTATTAATAAACGCTATAAGCGCTAATAATACATTTACATGTATAATACAAAGTATTCCTGTAGAAATACCTTATGTTCCTTTACAATGGGAAGCTATATTAAGTGAAGAAGGTGTTTTATTTGAAAAGAAATTTGTAAGCTTTGCTTACAGATGGAAATATTATTCTGGTGAATATTCTACATTTTCACCTTTTAGTGAATTAGCATTTTTACCCGACACTTTTGAATACTTATCTACCAACGGTTATAATGATGGTATGATAAACAATTTAAGACAATTAACAATAAACATAACAGAATCAAGACCTGTTGATGTAGAAGAGGTTGAAATACTATATAAAGAGTCAAACAATAACAATGTATACGTTGTAGATACACTTAAGTATGCTTCTGATGGCACTTTTCCTACCGACTATAAGTTAGAGTCAGAAATAATAAGTAAGACTGTAGAAACTAATCAAATGATTAGACCTTGGGACAACGTGCCAAGAAAAGCACTTGCTCAAGAAGTTACAGCTAATAGACTTATATACGCTAACTACTTACAAAACTACGACATACCTGATTTCAATAAACCTGATGTTAGCATGAATATCTCACAAACTGCTATTACGACGGTTAAAGAACCTCAGTTATCTATAAAATCACTTAGAACGTATCAAGCAGGTGTCGTTTATATAGACCAATATAATAGACAATCACCTGTATTTACTAGCTCAAACGCTTCAAAACAAACTAGTAAAGATTATGCAAAAACAGTAAATGCAATAAACGTTACTTTAAATAATCAGCCACCAGACTGGGCAACACATTTTAAATACTACGTAAAAGAAACTTCTAACGAGTACTATAATTTAGCTATGGATAGATATTATCTAGCTGAAGATGGTAATGTATGGTTAAGCTTTCCATCATCTGAAAGAAACAAAGTTGATGAAGAAACTTATTTAATATTAAAGAAAAAGCATGATTCTGATGATTTTGTAACAACAAAGTCTAGATATAAGATATTAGATATATCAAATGACGCTCCTGATTTTCTAAAGTTAAAAGAAAGAGCCATAGCAACTGGTGATGTAATAGCTAGATCATCTAGTATACCGCAAATTGGTAGTATATCATTTGAGTTTTTAGGACCAGATCCAGTTTCTAACCCTAGTTTTGGTGAGGGATTTTCATCTGATGCTGTAATTCAAATAGCTGTAGGTGGTGTTAAAACAGATAAATATAAAGTACTTAGTGGTGGTCCAACTGGTGATCAAGATGGTGGTGTTGCTAATAAAAAACATATATACAAAATAACATTAGAAGAACCTATTAAAACAGGTGACACCATGGTTAGTAGTTTATCATCTGGAGATGCTTTTGAAGTAACGCTTTTTGAAGAAAAGTTTGAAAGAAAAGCTGAGTTTTATGGTAGATTTTTTGTTAAAATAAATAGAGATGGTAATTTTGACACTAACATTATAGCTAGCTTTCCGGAAGAAAACGAAGAGTACGGTATATCGGATGCTAGAACTATATTTCAAAACTGTCCAAACACCGGTCCTGGTGATTCAACATCTGAAGCATCATGGTTTGATACACGAGCTAGACACAATAAAGTAAGTCAAGCTAATAATGGTCACCCTAAGTTAGGATCTCATGATATGACAGTTGTTTTTGCAGGTGGACCTAAAAGTGGTGAGAAAAACTTTGGTGCAAGTCATGGTGTTCCTAATGATTTTTTAGGATCATTACAGCAACATGGTACTTTATTTAGGTTTAAAGGTAGTTCAGCTAACGCACTAGGTGAAATATATAAAGTAACAAACTGCGAAGTAGTTTATAAATATAGGAGAAACGGTAGAAAAAAATTATTCTCAAGTAAACAGAGAAGATACAAGATAACTTTTGAGCATCATAAAAATGGTACTCCATATGAAGATCCTTTTACTTTTCCTTCATCTGGTAACGCTTCTAACTATGCTGATGAAATACAGATATTACAAAATGTAATAACAACAGACGTTGAAGTTTTAACATCTGATAACCCGGCTATATGGGAGACAGAGCCTAAAGAAGCTGTTGAGTTAGATCTTTACTACGAAACTGGTTTATCAAGACCAATATCTGAACATGGCAGTACACACGCATTAGATTTTAAAAACTGCTACTCGTTTGGTAACGGTGTAGAGTCTGATAGAATAAATGATGATTATAATGCTCCTAGAATGGGTAAAGGAGTTAAAGTGTCAGCTGTTTTAGACGAGCCATATAAAGAAGAAAGAAGAAAAAATGGTTTAATATACTCAGGTATATTTAATTCAACAAGCGGTGTTAATAAACTTAATCAGTTTATACAAGGTGAAGCTATAACTAAAGATTTAAATCCACACTACGGAGGTATACAAAAGCTACACGCTAGAAATACAGATTTAATAGTTTTATGCGAAGACAAGTGTTTAAAAGTTTTAGCAAATAAAGATGCAATATTTGAAGCAAGTGGTAACCCACAATTAACAGCTACTAATAGAGTTTTAGGTCAAGCTGTTCCTTTCATAGGCGAGTATGGTATATCAAAAAACCCAGAATCTTTTGCTTCTTATGCTTATAGATGTTATTTTACAGATAAATCAAGAGGTGTTGTTATTAGATTATCAAGAGATGGTTTAACTGCAATATCAGAGCATGGTATGAGAGACTTTTTTAAAGACACTTTACCAAGTTCAACATTGATATTAGGTAGTTACGATGGTAGCAAAGGTTTATACAATTTAACTTTAGACGGACAAACAGTTGCTTTTGACGAAAAAGTAAAAGGATTTCCTAGTTTTAAATCATTTATACCAGAAGGTGCAATATCTTTAAATAACAAGTACTACTCTTTCAAAAATGGTGAAATGTTTGTACATGACAATGCTGTTAGAAATAATTTCTATGGAGTACAGTATGAATCGTCTGTTACATTTTTAATAAATGAAATGCCAGAAACTATTAAAGGTTTCAAAACATTAAATTATGGTGGATCTCCATCAAGAGTTTACACAAATAACTATGGTAATTCTACATCTACAAACACTAAAGGTTGGTACTGTGATTATATAAACACAGATACTCAACAAGGTTTTATAAAAGAGTTCAAGAAAAAAGAAGGTAGGTTCTATAATCATATTAAGGGCGAAGCTACAACATTAGAAAACTTAGATTCAAAAGAATTTAACGTTCAAGGTATAGGTCAGTTAACAACTATATCTGGTGACACAGCTCTTAGTGATAGAACAGTTACAGTAAGTTTAACAGGTATAGCTAACTCAACAAACCCAGGTTCTACATTTGATGTCGAAGTTGGTAGTGAAATACATAGCACTAACTCTAGTGTAACTGTTTTAATAACACCAGATACTGGATCTACATTAACAGCTGGAGATTTAAGTGTTGCTGGAAGCGCTACCGGTGCTTATGTTGATAGTGTTAGTTTTGCTCAGAGTGGTTTAAACGTTATAGCAACAATAAACTTCACAGATGGTGTTAACATGCCATCTAGTAATTTAAATATTTCATTAGCCGTAACAGGTGATGGTGTTTTAAATAAATACAAATTACAAAACTTAGTTCTAGTAGATCAAAGTGATGGTAATATAGCTACTGCTGTAACTTACAACGGTAGTGGTAATAATGAAACAGCAAACCCAAGTGGTAATCAATTAGGTTATAAAGCTGAATATGGAACACAGAATGCGGTTGCTGTTGTTAAGTTTAACTTAAATAATGCTTATAACTTTAAAAAACCACCTGGTTTTAAAATAACAGTTGAAGATAATGATCCTGAAAGTTATTATGTAGTAACTCATCAAGATAAAGATTCTACTGCTGCTGATATAACAATAGGTGTAGCTCCTACAACATCTTCTAACGCAAAATCTACAGCACAAGCATCTGACTCGACTTTAGAGCTTGAAGCTGCTAATGTTAATATAGTTGCAGGTATGACACTTTCAGCTGCATCACACCCAAGCGGTTGGAGTGTTCAATCAGGAACTACAGTTTCTAGTGTAAATGGAGTAAATATAACACTAAACCAAGATATATCAACATCAAGTGCAGATACACCAGCTAACCACGAAATTACTTTTACAGGACCAACACCAACTTTAGAAGATGTAGATCAAAGATGGTTTACTGTTCAGTATAAGTTTCCAGCACAAGACACAAACAAAAATGAAATAGTGTTTAACGCTGAATCAGTTTTAGAAAACGATCCTGATCAAAACAAGATAACAGGCTACAATGTTGTAGGTGGTAATAATGTAGGTAGATTTGCTACTACTAAACAGGTCAAAATATTTGGTGCTGTAGGTGCAGATTTTAGAGTTAAGAACTTTACAACATCAACAGCTAGCACACCGGCTGGTAGCACAACTATATTAAATTTAACAGCTACAAACAATGATATAAGACCAGGTATGCTTATAACAGGTACTGGCGTAAGTGGAACTGTTACAGTTGTTAGTATAAATGGTACGCAAATTACAATGTCTAACAATCAAGGAATAAACTCCACAACATTAACTTTTTCACAATGGTGGAATGGTACTACGTTTGTAAGTTCTCAAACTGACTTAGAAATACCATCAATAGGTTTTTATAGTGTTAACATACCTTTCTTTGAAACCTCTGTAAGTAGCAGGTATTATTTATTAATAGAAGCAATAAGTCCAACAGCTTTGTTACCTATAACTCCATCAAGTTCTGGAGATCCTGTTTTACAAGGAAACGTATACAACTCTTCTAATGTTGTACAAAATCCATTTTATATAAATCAACTTTCAAATGTAGATTTAACACTTGGTATGGCAACAACTAGTGATTTTACTATAACATCTAGTAGCGCTACAAAAACATATACAGCTTTATCCTACCCTGTAGAAACATCAGATTTTGCTGAGTTTGATTTAACTTTAACAGCAACAGCTACTAATAACATAACTAAACTAAGAGATCCAGAAGTAGATGATTGGTCAAACTTTGTGTCTACAACTGATGATATAGATTTATTTGCGAATGATTTCGAATTAGATTATCAAACACCTATAATAAACATAGTTAATACTAGTAGTCCAAAAACAATAAGTATAACAGGTAAAATGTTTGTTAGTAAGTATGGTAGTGATGATTTAACATCTAACTTAAACATAAATAGTTTCGCTTCGGTTTCAGGTGGTTCTAGTTCTGGTGGATCAAGATTATACACACCTACAGTTACTGGAGCAGGTGGTGGATTAATACTTGGTCAACACAGAGCAACATATAATGATGGTAATGGAAATAGTGGAACAGCAGCTAAAAACGTATTAATCGGAACAGCAAGTGGAACTAACTTAACTAGTGGCACTGGTGTTATGTATGGTAACTTCTACGGTAACTCATTTAATGAGATAACATTGACTATATCAGCTGATTCAAGTTCAGCCTTCCATCAATCAACAAATTTAACTGTAACTAAAACAAGTATAGTAGGTGTTGCACCGTCACAAGATTTACATTATAGTTGGACAGCTCAACTAGATGAAGAAATTGATTCTGCATCTGATATGACGTTCAACATACATGTAGCACTTGCTTCAGAACCTTAATAGATAAAACATGCCAAATATAACAATGACATTTCCGCACATACAAGATTCAGTACAAATTGGTGATACAGCTTATTATCAAAACACTGGTGGTACTATAGTACAAATGGGTTTAATAACAGCTGTTACTAACACTAGTGTAAGTTGCGATATAGGTGGTTTAGTTACTAGACCTACTAGTAGTGATTTTATACTATTTAGTAAAGATAGTAGAGGTAATACTTCTTCTATAAGAGGTTATTATGCTGAGGTTAAAATGAAAAACGATGCAACTACAGCTTGTGAACTGTATGATGTTGGTAGTGAAGTGTTTGAATCGAGCAAATAACGTGTAATAATATTAATAAGATAAATATAACAATATGGCATTAGGAGCAGGTGTAATAAGCGCTGGAGTTCAAGGTTTAGCAGGTATCGCTGGTGGTATAATCGGTGGTGGTAAGCGAAGACGTGAACAAAGAGCTGCACAACAAGAAATGGCAAGAGCCAAAGCTAGAATGATGAACCTAGATACATCAAACTTAGCTGCTAATATGGAAAATCCATACGAAGACTTAACAGTTAATACTCAGGCTGCTGACTTTGCAGCTCAACAGAACCAAGCTTCTTTAGCTAACACAATGTCTGGCTTGCAAGGCGCTGCTGGTGGATCTGGTATTGCTGCTTTAGCACAGTCAATGGCTAACGCAAGTGCTCAACAAAACCAAGCTGCATCTGCTAGTATAGCTCAACAAGAAAGTGCTAATGCTAAAATGGCTGCACAAGGAGCAATGCAAGTACAACAAGCAGATATAGCCGGTGCAACAGCTGCTAGAGGATTAGAATATCAAAAAACTGGTGGACTAATGAGTATGGCACAAAACAGATTAGGTGCTGCAAACGCTGCTAGATCAGCAGCTACACAAAGTATAATGGGTGGTATCGGCGCTTTAGGTACAGCAGCTGATTTAGAAATGAATAAATAATAATTAAAATGGCAACAACAAAAAATCCAAGTTATTTTTCAAACTTAAAAACACCCGCGGCTAATATGGCTTACGGTACAGGTATTAACGTATTTAATGCTGTATCAAAAGGCGCTTCATCCGCTGGAAAAATAACTAAATCAGGCCCAACGCAAGCAGAGTTGGAACAACAGAGAAATGAAGAAATAGTAGCTAGAAACTTAGAAACTGCTCCTCAAATAGACTTTTCAATGTTTCCAGATCTACCACAGTCAATGAGAGAGAAAATAATGGATTTGGTAAAAAATAAAGGTGC